TTAAAAAGTGACGAAGTAAACGAGCAACAAACATTTTTATTAGGAATCAAACACAGTGCAAGTTATTCAACAGATACATTTGAAATTGCTTCCTATGTTTATGAAGTTTTTGTTAACTCTGCGGATACGTCTTGGTATCCTGCGCTTGCTGCTGAAGGTACAGGAGTAACAGTTGCTGATGTTGACCTAGGACAGTATGAGTTACCTCACCCTGAAGGTGGGGATGTTTATTACATGACAGCAACTAGTCAAAAAACTACCCTTACAAGGAATAGATATAGCGAAACAAGTGATGCAAATGTAATGGATACAAGGGTAGCAAACAGTTTAGGACCTGATTATAGAGCAGCAGACTGGAGCGAATACAGCTCTATGACGGAAGCAGAATTTGGAGTGATGATAGATACATTCACTTCAAAGACTGGCTTTGATTCTTCACAAACTGCAGATTATACAGTAGGTAACTTAAAATTGAATGGTAGCACAGGACCTTATGCACCTAGACGATATTTTATGAGTTACCATAACCATTCTCTACCATCGTACTATACTGCCCATGCTCATTATCATAACTATTATATGACCCTTGGATCTTGGTATGGAACTAATTTGTTTACTATGGCTATATCAACAGCATATGCAGTTCTATTAGGAGGTTCATTTTATGACGCACCTAGCGATACAAATTACACACAAGAAAATTATACCCGACGAGCATGGAATACAGGATCTGGAGATACAAACTTTGGTACTCTAGGACAAACAACCAGTAGTGGTGCAGGCTCTACAAATACAAGCACAATGATGATAACCGGTTATGACGGAATGACCGGAAACCAAAGGGTATTTTTAAAAGATTTAGCAAGTAATTTCAAAGCAATCTCATGGGGATCCTGTGCAGCACCACATTTTATAGGTAAAGCTGCTAGTACACCTACAGCCTGTATTTTTGCAGGCGGATGGTACAACCCTAATAGTCTTCCTGGCGAAGCACCTAATACTAAGACAGTGTCATACAAAAGCTATGATACAGCAACCACAAATGTTAATTATGGTCAATTACTTACTAGAGGTAGACGAGCTAATTTTACCACTAGTGATTACGATAATATAGCGTTGGTTGGAGCAGGAGACTGGAGTAATCAGAGATTAAGTGATACTCAACGAATAGATTTTACAACACAATCAATAGTAAATAGTGCAGGCTTAGGAGAAGCAATGTATGTAATGCAATCAGCATCAAACAATACAACAGCATACATTACAGGTAATTACGGTAACTCACCATACACTCCGCGAAACTATGTTAAAAGATATGACTATGCAAGCGGGTCTATGAATACAAACTACATGAATTTAACTGTTAGTAGCAGTGGAGTAAGTATAAGTGATTTAAATGATATAGTGCTACATGGAGCAGGAACAACATCAAACAGAGTTTGGAGAAAGTTGAGTTTGAGCAGCAATACTGCAGCAGTAAATTTTGGATCAACAGATTTTAATTCAAGTGCAAGCGGACATGGACCAGGATGAATGAGCTTATAGAAAAAAAAGATTTTTCAATCACAAAAATTGATCTTAAATTACAGGAATTTGAAAAAACAATCGCTCCTGTATTTAACGAATTAGAAAATATTAAACGGGTAATAGGAACAGAGCAAACATCTCATGAAAGAGAAATAGGAAATTTGCAAATGAGTGGTAATTCTCCTCTTATTTGGTTAAAACAATGTTATGCTCAGATAAATCAGCGTTTAGAAGCATCTACAGATACGTTTTATCGTTTACAAGAGTTTAAATTGCAAATAGAAAAATATGAGCAAAAGGAAAATTTAACACCAAAACAACAGATCAAACTTGCTAAGTATAAAACAAATTATATATCTACAGAAGGTTATTTAGAGAATTGCATAAAAGAAATTGTCCATTATAAAAAAACAGCAGAACAAATAAAAACATCATTCAATATCAATGATATTGTATCAGATGAAGAAATGGATCGAGCAAGTACAGAAGATCATGTGAAAACCGCATTTAAACAAGCAATACAAGATATGACACAACAAGGTAGTATTAGTAAAGGCACATTTGGACATTTAGAACAATGGGGAATACATCCATACGCAGCAAAATTTTACGTTTTAAATTATATAAAAAATTGTGACGATCTATTAATAGAAGGAAAAACGCCTAACATTACTCATCTGTATGCTTTTTTAGAAGACATGTATACTCTATTCAAAGATGCTTATTTAGACAATAAAACTCGTTTAGGAATCTAGATAAATAGATTAAATAGGAGAATACATTGGCAGTAGGAAGAATTTCCGGACCATTGTTAACATCTACGCTTGAAAGAGAGATAGATTTAACATTTAAAGGTGCTGAGGATCAAGCAAATCCAGATCAAGCAAATATTTTACATTTAGATTTTACTAATAATAGGATTGGTGTAAAAAAAACAAATCCTGTCTATCCTCTTGATATTGAAGGTACTGCATTTGCAACACAATTAGGTGGTGAGAGATTAGAAATTGACAATGTTTATATTGACGGACAAATATTAGGAACGACAAGTGGTGATCTTAGACTTGAACCAGCTCAGATAACTGACAAAGTTGTAATACCAGGAAATTTAGAAGTAGGTGGAAATATAACATCTCCTGCAGGTGTAACAGTTTCAGCATCAGATAATCCTCCAGGATCACCGTTAAATTGTTCGATATGGATGGATACAGATACAATGGGATTGTATATATACTTCCAAGATGTAGACAGTGCTCAATGGATACAGCCTAACATTGGATTAGCTGATGTAAATGCATTCAGTGCAGTGCAAGTAGATACAACTGTAATTAATTCAATTGGAACAGATACATTGTTTTTTGAAGCTGGTAATGGAATTGATATTATATTAACTGAATCTAGCAATACAATTACAATTACAAGCACAGGATTAACTACAGAGCAAGCAATAGCATATAGCATTGCTCTATCATAAGGATTTTTCATGGCTTTAAATTTTCCTAATAATCCACAAGTAGGCGATACATTTAATACAGCCGGTGCATTGTGGTCGTATGACGGTCTTGTTTGGAATATCGTTACAAATGATCCAAACGCTCTACAAATTATAAATTATGTAGACAAAACAACAAATTCTCCTGATAGCGTAGGCGGACTTGTGCTTACTTCTGTAGGTGACGGTACTTACGATTTCCAATCACCAATAAACGAATTAAAAAATTTATTAGACATTGATGACAGCACTAACAGTCCGTTGATAAATCAAAATTTATTCTTAAAATCAGATGGTGACGGAACATTTAGTTTTACTCAAATACCTAATTCATTAGTAGGATTAAGTGATGTTGATGGTGTTACAAACGATCCGACAAATAATGCAAACCTCGTGCTACAATCAGATGGTAACAGTGGTTATAATTTTGATTTACTCACAATGAGTCAAATTTCAAACATTAATTTAACTGCAAATAGTCCAAATACATTTGGTGATTTGGTTCTAACAAGTTTAACTAACGGGCAATTTGGTTTTAAATCGTTAGATGATATTTCTAATAGCTTTTTATCAAGCAGTGATATAGATGTTGTAAATGGAGTTGCGGGGTATGATCAAAATTTAAACGATTTTATAACAGCTTTTACTTTACCTACTAGTAATGTAAATGGCGGCTTTTTGTTTAATAACGCAGGAACTTTAAGTATTACTAACAACATATTTACAAATTTAAATGGATGGTTGTTGACTACTAATGCAAATAATGATTTAATTTTTCAATACAATGGTGTTAATATGATAAAATTTACCATATCAGGTGAAATCGAAGCAAAGGATGATATTATTGCTATGGTTGGAACAGTAGTATAATACTGTGAACAAATTTCTTGATAAATAACTGTATTATTAGGTAACATACATGCCCACAATTATAAAAAATGCAGTTGTTAAAAATATTGGTACAGAACCTACATTAATATTAGAAACTGATTTAGCACGGACTATGACAATTATAGGCCTAAGTCTAACAAATGTGCTTGATACCGTTACATATGTAGACGTAACGATAAAAACAGATGAGTCAGTCGAAGTCCATTTTCTAAAAAATACACTTATTCCATTTAACTCAAGTTTACGAGCAGTTAGTTCTGGCGAAAAATTAGTGTTAGGGTATAATGACCAATTGTACGTAGTCGCATCCAAAGCTGATTCAGTAGATGCGATAGTAAGTTATGCAGAGGTAATACAATGACATACTATATAGGTTTATCTCCTACTGATATCTTGAATAGTTATACAAAAAGATATTTTTATGGAATTAGAAGGACAGACGAAGGTGATTTATTCTTAGGAAAATATGACCAACTAAGCACTGAAACTTTAATTCTTAACAAGCCGGGAAATGATGTTGATAATTTTCCTAACTTTGTAGAAGGACAAGATTTTTATGAAGGAAGAGACCAGGATCACGAATTGATTTATGATAATTTAAATTACGAGCAATTTAGATGGGATGCTAGGAGTATCACATATGAAATTAGCGATGATGGCGAATTTATTATGAAAACAGATGGATAAGGAAAATTGAATGGCAGATTTTAATATACAGAGATTAAAATATACATGGAGAGGAACTTGGAATCCGGGTGTAGAATTTAAGAAAGATGATATAGCGTACTATGCGGGAAAAAGTTATTCTACACTAAGTGCCCATACATCGTCAGCTAACTTTATTGACGATTTATTAGCATCTCAAGTTGATACTATCCATACTATAACAGTTAGCACAGATACATTTAATTTACAAGCCCAAGGGCATTTTTATGTAGACGGTGTTGAAAGTCCATTTTTAACATTATTGCGGGGAAGAAAATACATTTTTAATCAAGACGCTGATTCTAATGTAGATTATAACGGACAAGTAAATATTTTCTTATTAAGTACAATAGAAAATGGCACACTCAGTGGAGGAGGCCCGTATTTAGAAGGAACAACATTTTATCTAGACAACGAGGAAAAAACCTATACTGAGTATGTCGCTGGGTTTGCTGCAGCAAATGAGAGAAAATTTGAAATAATTATTCCAACTATTGCTCCGAATGCATTATATTATTACAGTTATAATTATAGGGATTTAGGCGCAAAATGTAACACAAAGTATACAAGCTATTGGGAATTAGTATTTAATGGCAAAGTATGGAGAGGCGATTGGGCTGATTCACAGTACTATCCTGCAGGTAGTATAGTTAAGTTAAACGGTAAAGTGTATGAATGTTTGACCACTCATTTATCTACCACAACAATTGATGAAAATTTAGATTATTGGACATACATAATTTCTGGTTATTCCTGGCAAGGTATTTGGCAAGCAGACACTTACTACAACATCGGAGATGTAGTTAAAACAACATCAAATACATATTATTGTATCGAAGCACATGAATCTGAAGCAGAATTGAATGCATTAGAAAATTTAACAGAAAAATGGGCATTGTTAAGTATAGGCAATTTATGGATGCAAGACTGGGCCAGAGCAACTTACTATAGCCAAAACGATATTGTACGGTATGGCGGGAATATATACAAATGTATAGAGAGCCATTTAAGTACCACTAGAGATGATGAAGGTATATTTGCTGCAGGGTCATGGGAATTGCTAGTAAGTGGATTTATTTACATTGGTAATTATCCTCAGCTGGATGGTAGCACAACATTTTTAAGTTTGATAAGAGAAAACGATGTAGTTAAATACGGCGGAACTCTATTCAAATGCATCAAAGAACATGTTCCTGATTTACAAATGATAGACCAATATTTTCAAGTTTTTGTACCAGGTTTAGAATTTGAAAATTTTTGGAGCGAGGAAATTATCTACAATAAGGGAGACATTGTTTTATATGGAGGTTATAGTTATACAGCTTTAGAAAACAATGTCGAAAAAATACCGTCTAGTTCTAGTTCTTGGGAATTATTATTAAAAGGATATAATTTTGTAGGAGATTATACAACATTAGGTGATATTACATACAAGACAGGAGACGTAGTTAGTCATGCTGGATCACTTTACATTGCAATAGATGATATAAGTAATCAAAATGCACCAACCGTAAATAGTTCTTGGCAAATATTAGTATCTGGAGAAAATTTTAAAGCAGAATGGGAACAGAATGTTATATATTATCCTAATAATCTTGTACAGTATGCAGGAACAATATACAAAGCATTGATACAACATCAATCCGACGAATCTGATAGTAGACCTGATCTTGATAAAGATCTAACAAGCATCAACTATTGGGAAGTTTTCATCCAAGGTTCTCCTAATAATGTGTTAAGCACGTTTGGAGATATAAAAACCTATACAAATCAGACAGAAAAACTAGCAATAGGAGAATTAGGTAGTGTATTAAACAAAAATACAGAAAACAATGTAGTTCAATATACAAAGTATGATTATGTGCCAAATATTTTTTATGTTTCCATGGACGGAGTAGATTCAGAAACACATGGTGTTACTCCTACTGCACCTTTTGCAACTGTGAAATATGCTTGTGATTACATTCTTGCGAATGTAGATACAGATAAAAACACTACTTTATTTGTAAAATCAGGATTTTACGAAGAAATTTTACCTATTAGTGTGCCTGCTAATTGCGCTATTGTTGGTGACGAATTGCGTAGTACCAGCATACAACCAGCTGCTGGATACGAATTATCAAATATGTTCTATGTAAGGAATGGATCTGGTATTAGGAACCTAAGTTTACAAGGCTTGAATGGCACGCTTGGAGAACAAAATGAATTTTTTACTAGAAGACCGACTGCAGGTGCATATGTAAGTTTAGATCCCGGATCAGACACAAGCGATCAGTCAGTTTGGATAACAAGTAAATCACCATATATACAGAATGTTAGCACTTTTGGTAATGGATGTATTGGGATGAAAATTGACGGAGCACTGCATGATGGAGGTAATGATTCTATAGTTGCAAACGATTTTACTCAGATACTAAGTGACGGCATAGGCTATTGGGCAGACAATTTAGGTAGATCAGAACTTGTGTCAGTGTTTACATATTATTGCCATATTGGATATCTATGTACTAATGGTGGAATCTTACGTGCAACGAATGGAAATAACAGCTATGGAGATTATGGATCAGTTGCTGAAGGATTTGATGAAAACGAAACGCCTGTCACTGCAGATATAGATAATAGAACAAACGAAGCACAATTTGGAGAAGCTATTACATTTGGTACTACGCAACAAACTGTAATAGCAATTGCTTATGCTCATGCTGGTCAAGATTATACAAATGCTGCAATTTCATTCGGAGGAGCAGGTTTTGGAGCTGTAGGATATTATGATGAATTTAGATATAATGCAATTAGCAATGTAAGAATAATTTCTGCAGATATGTCTACTTTGCCAGGAGGTGCTAATTATACCGAACGGGAAAACACTGCTGTTACAGGAACCACTACAAACATAAGATTATCAAACGCAGAAACAATTACAACCGATGAAATTGTAGGACAAAGGATAATTATTAAGGCAGGATTAGGTGTAGGTCAATATGCTAAAGTTACAGCCTATGATGAAGGGACTTTTATCGCAGATGTAGAAAAAGAAACAACTGGTGTTGCTGGATGGGACCATTTCCAACCAGGGTGGCCAATAGAATCAGCTTTAAATGATACTACAAGATATGTGATAGAGCCATGTGTCAGTATAAGTGATCCTGCAAGAGTTTTATCTTCATTAACACCTCCAGGAGGTTTTACATGGAGTTTTATAGAGTTTTGTAATGGCAAATGGTTAGCTATGACTGACGGAAGTAGCACACTAAATTCTGCTATAACAGAAAATGATGGTGTTAATTGGTCAGTAACTTCAAATATAGGAGGATATGTCATTTCCAACATTGCTGGTACAATGACAAGTTGGTATGCGGCTGTAAATTCTTATGGCGGAAATCAAAGCAATATATTATTAAAATATACAGAAAGTAATGGTTGGCAGGAAATAGTATTACCAGCAACAGATACTTGGAATGATGTAACTACAGATAAAGATCAAAAAATTTGGGTATTAGGCACAGCTGGTAATGTAGCTTATTCAGCAGATGACGGCGCAAATTGGACACTTTTTTCTTTAGGATCAAATGGTTGGACTTGTATAAAATACAGTAGGTTAATACTGGTTGCAACAAAAATTGCTCCTTCTCCAGAAATACAGTTTTCAGTAGATAGTGGTTTGAGTTGGAGTATTTCTACAACAGCATTTCCTCTGACTACAGATATTGCAGATATCACTTATGGTAACAACAGATTTGTTGCAGTTGGAGTATCAGAAGCATGTTACAGTTTTGACGGCGATACATGGTATAATACTACCTTACCAGTGGTAGGAAAACGTGTAGCCTATGGTAATGGAGTTTTTATTACATGTGGAATTGATGGTAGTAACAACAACACATACTCTCTAAGTAAAGATGGAAAAGATTGGTTAACTTCAGATACAGCGGGTACTTTTGCTTTATTCCAACTATCAAGTTGGACGGATTGCTCATATGGTAATGGATTTTTCTTAATTACTAATTCTTCAGCTAATACCTGGAATAAAATACAAACAGGATCAAAAGCAGTAATTCGGCCTCAAATTGCTGGAGGGGTTATACAGCAACTTGTGTTGTATGATGTCGGCGGAGGTTATAATTCAACACCAATTATAGATATAATAGACAATGCTAACACCACAGATGCAGATTTGCAATTATTTGTAAGATCCGGAGTATTATCTCAACCAGAAATGTTTAGTAGAGGACAAGGTTATACAACTATTACAGCAGAAATAACAGGCGATGGTTTTGCTGAAATTTATCAAAATGGTAGAAAATTTAAGATAACAAACTTAACAAAAATACCAAGTCCAGGAGCAAATTTAGATTTTTCTGCACTTCCAGGCGAAAAATTTAGTTTATCTAGAATAAATTCTTTATTAGGAGATGGACCATATGACGCTGAAATTGAAATTGCACCTAGCATAGATATAACAGAAAGTGTTGAGCATTTATCAAGGTTAGAAATACGAGAAAAATATAGTCAAATTCGATTAACAGGGCACGATTTTCTAGATATAGGAACTGGGAATTTCACAAATACGGACTATCCAGATTTATATCTTGAAGGAGAAACAACTCTTAATGCAAGACAACCCTTCAATGAAACTGTAGCAAGTGGAGGAGGAAGAGTTTTTTATACTTCTACAGATCAAGATGGAAATTTCCGGGTAGGTGAACTCTTTAAGGTAGAACAATCTACTGGTGTAGTAACTATAAGTGCATCTCAGTTTGATCTAGGAGGGTTAAATGAAATTAATTTAGGAGGGATTCAAATAGGTGGTACTGCTGTCATCATTAGAGAATTTTCAAAAGATAAATTATTAGCTGCAAATTCTAACAATATAGTCCCAACACAAGCTGCAATAAAAGCTTATATAGAATCAAGGGTATCAGGCGGCGGAGCCAACGCGACAACAAACGAATTAGTTGCTGCACAAGTAGTATTATCAGAAAACAATGTAACAACTCGTACAGAAACAGCTATCATTTTTGAGGTAAAAGACAACCTTCTAGCTGGTGTTGACGGGCATTTTTTAGCAGCAATGTTGCAGGACTAATTTAAGATAAATAAACTATAGGATATCGGAGTTGTAAATGGCAGAAATTAGATTAGGTAGAATTAAATTTATTTGGAAAAATGAATGGCAAACAAACACTGAATATTTTAAAGATGATTTAGTCAAATATGGCGGTAACACTTATGTCTGTGTTGCTAGGCATACGAGTTCTGTTTTTGCAGATGATTTTGCATCATCCTGGAATAGCATTTCAGATGGACAAGAATGGAGAGGAGAATGGGCTGTATCTACCTATTATAGAGTTAACGATATTGTACAATATGGTGGAAAACAATATATAGCCAATACTGAACACCAAAGTACAACAAATGTATATGATGGATTAGTAATTGATTTAGAAAAATGGACTCCTTTTGGTGAAAATTTTGACTGGAAGGGAGATTGGACTGTTACGACTGTTTACAAGGTCAATGATCTTGTAAAATATAACAGTACAATATACCTTTGTATAGAACATCATACTTCAACTGACACTGTAGAAGCAGGACTTGAATCACAAGCAGATAAATGGATAATTTATTCTTCTAGTTTAAACTGGACGTCTAGTTGGAGTACTGATACAAGATATGCAGAAAGAGATCTCGTCAAATATGGTGGAATAATTTATTTGTGTAACACAGGGCATTTGAGCAATGCTGATGTTGATTTAGGATTAGAAGCAGATATAAACAAATGGGATGTATTCCATGAAGGAATTGATTATACAGGTGAATGGCAAACTAATTATAGGTACAAGAAAAATGACTTAGTCAAAAAAGGTGGTGGGATATGGATTTGTACACAATATCATAATAGCAATATATTCTCGTCTGATAGTTTAAATTGGCAGCAATTTGTTGAAGGTTTAGAATTTGAAAATTCTTGGTCAGAGATTGAAAAGTATCAACCAGGAGACACGGTTACATATGGAGGATATGTATATGTAACTAATCAATTACACTCAAATAAAGTACCAACAGAAAATTCGGACGTATGGGAACTTTTTTCAACTGGATTTAGATTTAGGGGAGATTGGGGAGAAGATAGTTCACTCCAGGATTATTATGTAGGAGATGTAGTTAGAGTAGGTGGATATACATATCTATGCATAGAAGATCATCAAAATCAAAAGCCGCCAAATACATTGTATTGGGAAAGACTCAATTCAGGTATTTATTGGAAGAGCTCATGGACAAATGCAACTGTCTATGATTTAGGAGATTCTGTTAGATATGGTAACAATTCTTATATATGTATATTAGGGCACACAGCAGATGATACTGTAGATCAAAATAGACCTGATCAAACCACTGGGTTTGGCACTGGTGCTACATACTGGGATATCTTATCAGGAGGTCCTGAAAATAACGTTTTAACTACGCAAGGAGATCTTGTTTATTACAGCGGTGTAGGTCCAGCTAGGCTACCAATTGGAAAAGTTGGCCAAGTTTTAGCAGTTAATGCTGACGGCACTGCTCCTGAATGGAAATACATTGGTCAAATAAATCATGTAGTATATGTAGAAGGCACCAATGGGATCAACCAACCGTTACCTACATATGGCGGAACTATAAACCATCCATTTAAAACAATTAGATATGCACTCGAGCAAATAGATAAAGGCCCATTGTTTTCGGAAGCAACATATTTATTAGAAGTAAACAGAGCTTTTATCCAAAATGCAGTTGTAGTTTGGGTTGATGCACAAATTACAGCAGGTAATGGAATATGGAGTGGGTTCACTAATGATAATATAGAATCATGCAGGAGAGATATTGGGTTAATATTAGATGCAGTAATTTATGACATGCGACATGGTGGTAATGAAAAAATACGCCTTGCTACGCTATCGTATTTTGATAATGGTTCATTGATAGCAGCAATAGCAGATGAAAATGAACAATTAGTTGCATCAATACAACAGATGATAGTGATAGTAAATGCAGTAATTAGTAATTTAGATTACACTGATGCTAATAATACAATAATACAGTATAAGGATAGTAATTATTTAGAAGAACAAGATGCTCAAACTAGGATTGAAAATTTATTACAGATTATTATACAACCTCTTACAGCTGAAAACATAGACAATCTAGCAAAAGAATATATACCTAATAACACAGTTTTTATAAAAACAGGAAAATATGAAGAAACATTACCTATGATTGTTCCGCAAAAAACTGCTGTTGTAGGTGATGAACTTCGATCTACAAGTATCTATCCGTCGGAAAGTATAACTCATATTTCAGACACTACATATAGTTTGCAGTCTTTGACACATATGTCTTCCTTTATTTCTAATATAATCACTAATACTGCGATAACACCGACAACAGGAAACAGCGAAACACAATATACACTCGGTGTGTCAGGTACGGTAGGAGATGCAACTGCATCTACAAAAATTACAACTGGTGCAACTGAAATAAAAAATATTATAGAAAATGGTGTAGATTCTGCCACTGCGCTTTCATTTTCTGATCCTGGAGTTGTAACAGAACGGTTGTATGCTCGTGAATTAATACAAGTAAATAAAGATTTCTTATTTTCTGAAATAGAAACCTACATCAACGCTCAAGTTGCAGCAGCAACTGCTGGAAGTATTTGGGAAAATTTTGATTATGATTCAATTAAAGCAGCAGCATGTGAAAGAGATGTTGCATTAATTTTAGATGCTGCAAGCTATGATGTACAATACAACAGTAGATGGGCGAGTATAATCATTGCAAGAAATTATTATGATAGTCTAGCATTAACTTTAGAACCTAATGAAAGATTGCCTACGGCTGATGTGTATGATACTCTAGCTGGTTATGTGTCAGATGTTGTAGAGGGGACATATCCTGGACAAACTCTACTTACTACACCAGGCAATGTAGGAACAGTGACTGAAGCAGCTTATGCCTCATCTATGATAAACATTGTAGAAGATGTAATTAGAGACGGTACTTTAGATAACCTACCTGCAGTTGTATATCCAGCCCTAACTCATGTTAGCTCAATAATCCAATCTTCAGTTGCAACTATACTTGATAGAAAAAATAGAATTCAAAATGAAGCAGTAAGTTATATCCAAAGGGCAAATCCTACACTTGAATTTAATAAAACAACATGTTTGAGAGATGCAGGCTACATGATAGACGCTCTTGTATATGATATGGCATTAGATACAAATTATCAAACTCGTATATCAGGAATATCTTATTACAAGGTTACAACATCTGCACAAACAGTGTTAAATTATCAATTATCTGATACGCTCAGAGCTGTTGATTATTTAGACACAAGTTTAAGTAATCTATCTATAGGCGGGCCTGGCACCAAAGCAGAAGCATTGATTTCAACAATTCAAGATTATATCAACAACAAAGTAAACAACATAGGTACTGAACCTATAATGACAGGCAGTAATGAACCATTAACAGATACAGATCATACATATGCAGTTGAAACTATAGAAAAAAATAGAAAATTTATTGTCAGCGAAATGAATGCATACATTGCAAATACATTTACAGCAACAATACAATCTTTAAGTGGTACAGATGTACAGACAGATGGAACAAACTCAGATTGGATACAAGTTGGGACAGCAGTAAAGTTTTCAAATGTCATCGGTAGTGAAATACAAGCAAATACAACATATTTTGTACATAGTAAAACTGATGCAAATAATTTTACTGTAAAAGCAGCAAGGACAGATAGTGCTCCAATTTCCTGGAATTCAGCAGTTGGATCAATGACTATGAATCTAGCATACAATACTGGGTCATGTGAAAGAGATATAAATTCTTATATTGATGCAATAAAATATGATTTAATTTACCCAGGAAATTACAAGTCAATTTATGCAGGAATATATTACGCAAATGCTGTTACAGGATCTAAACTTGAAAACATGTTCCTAATGCACAATGGATCGGGATTAAGAAATTGTTCTCTAAATGCGTTAGATGGCAGGAGTGATGGAACAACAGTGAATCAAAGTATCACTGGTTTAACAGAGGTAAATCCCAACGGCACAGCAAGACCTTTAGCAGGGGCATATGTAAGCCTAGATCCAGGTTGGAATCCACAAGATACAAAACCTTGGATTAGGACAAAATCACCATATGTACAAAATGTCAGTACTTTTGGTACTGCTTGTATTGGTATGAAGGTTGACGGTGAAATCCATGCAGGTGGTAATGATTCTATAGTTGCAAACGATTTTACACAGATATTAAGTGACGGAATAGGATATTGGGTAACAAATCTTGGAAGGTCAGAATTAGTTTCTGTTTTTACATATTATTGTCATATTGGCTATCTAGCAGAAAATGGTGGAAAAGTTAGAGCAACTAACGGTAATAATTCTTATGGAGATTTTGGATCAGTTTCAGAAGGTGTAGATATTACAGAAATTCCAGTTACTGCTCAAGTAAATAACTATGCATTTACACCTGTTGTTGATAGAGTGTTAACTGATGGTAATGAAATAATTGCTTTTGAATATTTGAATGCAGGAAAAGAATTTACCGCTGCAAACACAACAATAACTGTTGTAGGAGACGGTTTTGGTTATGTGATTGATTCAGCTCAAACAGTAGACGGAGGTGTGTTCGAAGTACGTATGCTTGATTTAGATGACTCTAGTGGAATTTTTGGTGGTCAAGGTTATTATTTTGCTACAAACAGTGCTCAGAATGGTACAACAACTCAAATTACATTATCTAATACAGATGTTGGGTTAGCTTCACAAGTTATAGGTTTATCAATTTATATTACCGGAGGTAAAGGTACAGGACAGTATGGTCAAATTTCAAATTACAATGAAAATACAAAGCTTGCTGATATTGTGAAAATAAGTGACGGAACTGCAGGATGGGATCAGATGGTAGCTGGTAGATCTATAGAAGCAACGTTAGATGCTACTACAGTCTATACAGTAGAGCCACTAATTCAGTTTAGCGATTCGGATACATATCCTGGAGATTACACCAAAAACGCAAAAGGCAGACCATTTGTTGAAAATGAGCAAATTGTCAAAATATTAATTTGGGATCCAGGAGAAGGATATACAGCCGAACCAACAATAACAATCACTGATCCTAACAATATTGCACTAGGTAATCAAGCAGTAACTGATGCGCCAACCCAGGCTAGGATAGCAAACGGTGTACTTACACAACCTCTATGGGCAGCTAATGGACGAGGTAATGATTTTACAACAGCAACTGTAGAAATTGTAGGAGACGGATACGCTGATTTTTATCAACCCGGTAACTTAATACAAGTACAAAATTTATCAGGTATTCCGTTAGCCGGTTCGAATATAGTGTTTGATCATTTACCTGGACAGGTATTTAAATTAGTAGTTGTAAGATCTTTATTAGGAACTGGTCAACTAGGAGATCAACCTCCATTTACAGCTCAATTACAAGTTTCACCAGATATTCAAATATCTGAAGCACCAGAAAATAATGAAAATTTAACCCTAAGGATTCGATATAGTCAAATTAGATTGACAGGACATGATTTCCTTGATATCGGAACTGGTAATTTTGTTAAAACAAATTATCCAGGAATTCCGTTACAAGAACCTATTCCTGCCAACGAAACATTAGAAAGCACTGGTGGTAGGGTATTCTTTACGTCAACAGATCAAGATGGAAATTTCCGAGTTGGAGATTTATTCTCAGTTGAACAATCAACTGGTGTCGCAACGTTAAATGCAGATGCATTTAATATAAGCGGTTTGAATGAATTGTCACTTGGAGAACTTGGACTTGGACAAACAGGAGCAACTATTACAGAATTCAGTACCGACGGAACGTTTACTGCAAATAGTGATGAAATTGTTCCTACACAAAAAGCTATTAGGACGTACATTACGTCACAAATTGGAGGCGGTTCGTCTACACTTAACGTAAATAGTATTACTGCTGGGGATATTTTAATTACAGGTACAGAGATTACAACTGTAACAGGAAATCAAATCAACATGGAGCAAAAAGTCTATTACAAAAAAGGAGTAGACGGTGTTCCTGTTGCAATGAATTATTTACTTAAAAATTAATGGAGATAAAAAAATGGCAACTGGTAGACTTGGAGTAGCAGATTTAGCATTAGATACTCTTACAACTTTATATCAAGTTCCTGTAGACACATTTACTGTTGCTACAGTGTCTTTTTGTAATAGAGGAAATGCACCTATCACAGTTAGGGTAGCAGTAGCAGCTGATGTCACTCCTGCGCTTGCAGAATATATAGAATATGATTGTGAAATAATGCCAAAAGGTGTATTAGAAAGAACAGGTATTGTTTTGGATGCTGAAAAACGCATTATTGTTTGGTCGTCTGCTGCGAATGTTTCTGCAATGGCCTTTGGTATAGAGACAACAACTTTATAAATACAGTAAGAAGGAAAATACATGGGAAGATATATATCGACTACAGGAACAGCTGGTGCTGTTTTTCGGCAAGTATCTAATAATTATGTAGCAAAAGTTAATGATAGAATGTTACTTGACAGCAGCTCAATTGCATTTACTGTAACTTTACCTGCACCAGGTACGCTATTAGAAAATGATACTGTGCAATTTTTAGACATAGGTCAATTTTTAACAACTAACAATGTTACAGTTGATGCAAACGGTGGAGAAATAATGGGAGATAGTGACCTTATCCTAAACGTAAACGGTACAACTGTTACTCTCGTTTATACCGGAGTTGCAGGCATTGGTTGGTTTGTATCTGCATAATTTGGAGAAAAAATGGCAAAATTGTCGCAACTAGTCCAATCTAAGAATTTAGACAACTATGTAGATGTAGGATTAGAAAAAGGTGAAATATGGGGATATGCTCCCGCAATGGATTTAGGATATGCTCCCCAAATAAAATGGCAACCTACTGGATCAGGTAGAGCTATAGTTGAAGTATGGGGAGCTGGTGGATCAGGAGCTAGAACTTGCTGTTGTGGTTACGGCATACCGGGAAATTCAGGTTCTTATGCAAGGAAAACATTATGTTTCACTCCTAGCAATTATACAACTTCATATATCTGTGGATGCATAGGACAATCATGCGGTAATGCTAGTGCTACATCATGTAGAGGTGTATCGGCACCAACTTGTCTATTTTACACATTTGATAATGAAGCAACAACCGCTGTGATTTGTGCCCAAGGTGGTAAAGGTGGATGGTCAGTATGTGAAATTGGAGATAGCCACATGCCTGCTGGTATAATAAAAAATACACCTTGGGCAGGAGGATGTGTTTGGTGTGGTTTAGCTTTTGGAGGAGACATTAATTGTCCTTCTAATATTTCTTGCTTGTTCTCAAATACTCACAGGAGCTCTTGTCCGTGTCAATATATTGAAGTTATTGCTGGACCTCCCTACCAATACAGTACTGGAGGAGCCTGTATGATGGTACAACCAGGTGCCGATAATGTTACAACGAAGTGGTCAGGTGGCGGACCTGAACATTCATATGTCATTGCAGCAACAAGTAGGAATCCTAGCCAAGGCAATCCATGGACGTATTGTTGGGGCAGTAGCAAGGCTTGCGGTTGTTACGAAAATGAAGGATGTGTTTATTATACACCAGCAGGACATGGAGGTTTTCCAGCACACCCATGTACTAGTGTTAGAGACCATGGCGGTAGAGGTGGATCCGGAGCTATAAGGATCAGGTTTGTAAAGGATAATTAATTAAACATGGCAAATTTATCAGACTTAATTCAAAAAAAGATTGACTTTTTTGAATACGAAAGATTAGAAACAGGAAATATTTCTACATACGCTCCCCAAGGATATGTAAATTATTGTAACAATATCAAGTGGGTATGTGTAAATAGTGGAAAAATGACAGTTGAAATATGGGGTTCAGGAGGATCTGGGGCGGAAATGTGCTGTTGTGGAGTCGGATTACCTGGCAACCCAGGTGCATATGCTAGGAAAACCTTCTACTACAATGCAGGTGATTATCTATGTGGATATGCAGGTAAATCCTGCAACAACTCAACTGATCTTTGTTTTAGGGGGTGCAGTGAAGCAAGTTGTTTCTTCTATCTCTCAAGTGATCCTAGATACCAAGATAGAAATTGGTGCATGTGTGCCCAAGGTGGTCGAGGTGGTGTAAGCTATTGCTCAACTACCACATCAGGGGTATGTTGTTTTGGAGGCAACGGTTATTGTAGGACTATATGCGGCGATAGATGCGGAATTGCCTGTAACTATCATCAAAGTTGTATGAATTTTAATCCTGCTCAAGCATATGGTGGAGATGTGAATTGTCCAGGATCTTTCAGTTGCACCGTATGGCACTGTTACCATCCAAATCGACCATGCAGTATTACATATTCAATTTCAGGACCTCCTGGAGTATTTTCAGACAAAGGTGTTAAATTAAATTTCCCTATTGAAGAAAATACAATGCATTCAAATTGGTCAGGAAATGGTCCGTTCCAGTATGTCTATGCCCTCAATGGTGCGAGTAAAATGCCTTCGGGCGGAGGTACTGAAACAAGATGTTGGAAAGGCAGCAGGCATTGTGGTTGTTATGAACATCACGGATGCATAGAATATGTACCTCCCGGTTTTCCAGGATTACCGCCTAGTCAGTGTTCAGGTGTAAGAGATCATGCAACACGGGGTGGTAGTGGAATGGTAAGGATAAAATTTGTTCCTGAGGGAGAACCAGATTTCACTGATAGAAATACACAAACAGGATAAGAAATGAATTTAAGACAACTAGTATACGAACGCTCTATAACAGACACAATGGAACATAATTTGGAACAAGGTGAACTTTGGGTCTATACAAATGGAAATGTCCTTGCAAATTGGCGGAGCCAGCACAATGGTGACGGTAGCATATGTTGGAAGTCTCCCGGAGCCGGAACTGCAGTTATTGAGATTTGGGGAGCTGGTGGATCACAAGGACGGATGTGCTGTTGCGGAGTAGGATTACCTGGAAATTCTGGAGCATATTCAAGAAAATCAATAGCTGTAAATTCATCAAGTTACATTTATGCAAAACCTGCAATATCTCTCAAAAGTGAGTCATTATGCTTTGCTGGATGCGGTGATGCTACATGTCTGTGTTGGATTGGATCTACAGGTAATGGTTGTATGTGTGCCCAAGGAGGCTTAGGTGGTAACTCTATCTGCCAAACAAGTACAACTTCGAGCTATTGTTGTTATGTAGCATTAGGATTCTGTAATGATAGATTTGGCCTTAGTGATTTTTGTGGAAGAGTTTGTAATTTATCTGGATCAAGATCATGGCAAGCAAATGCGTATGGTGGAGATATAAATTGCCCAGGTAACATAAGCCAAGCAATCTTTTATTGCTGCGGTGGTGGATTCCATAATACTAAGTGTAAAACATATTACTTTACAGCACCGCCTCCGGGCATGTACGCAGATGGTGGCGGAGGAGGAATGATGTATACCGGAATGGAGGATGCACGTAGTTCAGCATTAGCAGGAATGGCAATGAACCAAGCTGGTGGAAGTTATGGAATGATGTCACACAGCCCGTCTAGAGGAATACCAAGATCGGCTTGTTGGAGGAGTGAACGGCAGTGTTCATGTTATGAACACAATTATTCTTGTACTCCGTATACGCCACCTGCTTGGGGAGCACCAGGTTCTATGATGTGTAACAGTATCAGAGATTCAGGCGGCCGTGGAGGCATGGGTGTTGTTAGGATAAGATTTATAGAAAATTAAAAAGGAAAAATATGAAAAAAGCATTTACAGCAGTTATACCAGATGCACCATATTCAGGTATAGTTACTCAAAATAGAACAGTTAATTGCATGTACAACGGATACAGATACCATGTTTTAGCAGTTAACAAAGTATCAAAAAATATAGAGTATATTTCTGGATCGTATACAACCTTAGATGAAATTAACATGTCACAACATACAGAGAACGATCCAAATATTTATTTTGTGACCTTAGATGCTAATGAAAATCCCTGGGAAGCTGCATATCTCACAGAAGAGTATACGCATGATCCAGTAGATGATTATGTAGAAGCATTACCAAACGGTAAAGAATATAGATATGTATATTCACAAGATAATGTTGTTACAGAAGTGTATAATCATCTACAATTAAAATATGAAAACGGACAATATATCAAGCCTAGTTATAGGACTCATATGATTTCTAAAGAGGATTATTGGGCAGGTGTAGATGAACATATTGCAACAGTAGAAAGTGAATTAGCTGATCACAGTGATGAATATCTACCAGAAGATGTAACAGTCTTACAAGAAGCATTACAGGGCATGAAAGATGTAAAAACTCAAATGGCAGATGTAGATCACTGGAAAATTGATTGGCCGTGGTTATTGCCAGATCGCAACATCTAACCATATTATTTTAGCTCTACAAGTAACTTACATATATATAATAGTAGTTACTAATGGAGAATATGGAAAGATCAAAAGCTTTTTTTATAAATGGCGGAGCAGGCAGGGTTATCTGTTCTGTTCCTGCATTTGAACTTTACGAACAAGAATCAACTGATAAAGATTTTATTATAGTATGCGAAGGTGGGACTGAATTTTTCAAAGGCCATCCTGCATTAGATCATCGTACTTACGATATTTGGCACAAAAATTTGTTCAAAGATCAGCTTGTAAATAGGAGTATTGTTAGTTTAGAACCTTATAGGATTTGGGAATATTATAATCAAAAATGCAGTTTATCCCAAGCTTTTGATATAGAAATTAATAATAAAGGGATACGTGATTTACCTAAACCTACACTCAAACTGTCTAAGCATGAACTTTTATTAGGTAGGCAGTTAACAAGCGAAATTAAAAAAACATTAAATAAACAAAAAATTATTGTTGTTCAACCATTTGGTAGAGGTATTGAGCACATAGATGGATCGTTCGTAGATAGTACTTCTAGAAGTATAGAATATGCTGATCTAAAGTCTTTAATTAAAAAATTACAAGACAAACATTTTGCTGTTATATTAATGTCAGAAATGAAATTAGACACATCTACATTTGGATGCAAAGACAATATTGCCCAACCAGAAAATTTAAATTTACGACAGTGGGCAGCAGTTATAAAACAGTCTAATCATTTTTTTGGTTGCGATAGTTTAGGGCAACATCTAGCATATGCAGTTAGTTGTCCGTCAACTGTGGTTATAGGTTCTACATTTCCAATTAACGTATCATATCCTAAGGAAAAAACTTTTAATATTTTAGACTTGGGTGAATTCCAAAGAGAGTATAGTCCAATTAGGATAACAATGGATGAAAGGATTGATCGAAAACATGAGACAATTATGGCTATGACTCCTGAAATCCAAGATTACACCATCAACGCTATATTAGGAAAAAAACAAAAATGAATTTATTTTCTGATTTAAAATTAAAAACTGGATATATTGCTGCAATTACAAGAGGGCACAATGCTGGAGTATGCTTGTTAAAAGATGGAGAAATCTTATTTTCTATAGAAGAAGAAAGACTAAGTAGGCAAAAATATGATGGAGGACCACTTGCTTCTATTGTCAAAATTAAAGAATACACAGATAAAATAGATTACTTACTAGTTGCTCATACTACTCCTTTACACAACACTGCAGGAACAATAGATTATTCGGGAGATGATATATATACAGGGTTAGCTAGAAAGCTAGGACTAATAGAAACGAATGTAAACATAGATAATAGGAACCATCCTCAAGTAATTGATTTAAGTGGTATCCATCATAAATTACATGCAGCTTGTGCTTTTTACAGATCAGGATACAACGATGCTGTTGCAGTAGTTGTTGATGGTTGCGGAACATTTTTTAATATTCAATACGGAGGAGACCCTATTACCGTATTTGAAACTGAATCTATAATAGATTGTTCTTATCCTAATAACCTAAAAACAATTTTTAAAAATTATGGTTGTAAAGAACCTATTGTGGCCAGTTATTATGATGATTTAGATTCTAGAAATATTATAGAAGAAGGGACACATCAAGCTTGGGTTACTGACAGGGCCGGTATAGTTAAAGTATACGAAGCAGTGACGCAATATTGTAATTTTTCAGCTATTGAAGCTGGGAAAACTATGGGTTTGTTTCCGTATGGTAATGAAAATCCTAAGATACCAAAACTATTTGAATCAAATTCACTTGTGCCTATATCAAATAGAAATTTAATTTGTCCTTTATATCCAATGGCTGCCTCAGTAAATGCTAATTTATTTGATTATTTACAGGATAATATAGAGGGTGATGTAACAACACTGCAAAACAGGCGAGATCTAGCGTATGCTTGTCAGATGGAAACGCAAGACCAAGTTACAAAATTTATTAAGCATGCAGTTTTATTAACAGGTAGAAAAAATGTTGTTATAAGCGGTGGATACGGATTAAATTGTGTAGCTAACTATCACTATTTAGAATCTCTTAGAGATGAAAATATAAACATATATGTAGAACCGGTAAGTAACGATGCCGGAACAGCAATGGGAGCAGCTCTATTATTTTGGAATGAAGTAAATCAAAGTAAATCATATCCTAAAGCAGAAACGCTTTACTATGGACCAAAATACAATTATTCTATAAATGATATCGAGGACAAGTTAAAAAGTGTAAATGCTGAAATAATTGATGCAGATTACAAAAAAGTTATACAGTTAATTAGAGAAAAGAATATTGTAAGTATTTTCCAAGGAAAAAGCGAAAACGGACCAAGAGCATTAGGCAATCGCAGTATATTATTTGATCCAACTTTTGAAGACGGAAAAGATTTTGTTAATACAGTAAAGAATAGAGAATATTTTAGACCATTTGCAGGAACTATCCTTGAAGAACATGTTCACGAATGGTTTGACCTTAGAGGTATGGAAAATTCACCATTTATGATGTATGCTGTAAATTGTAAAGAAGGAACAGCAGAAAAAATTCCATCAATTATCCATACCGATGGAACTTGTAGGATTCAAACTGTTACAGCAGAACAAAATTTACATTTTTACAACCTAATTAAAGAGTTTTATGAACAAACAAATATTCCAATTTTGTTTAATACGAGTTTTAATTTAGGAGGCGAACCATTGGTCGAAACATTTGATGATGCAATAAGGACTTTAATCAACAGTAATATTGAATATTTGTATCTACCAGAATTATCTAAACTTATTTTTATAAAAAATACGGCATAAATATAATCATAAATTGGAACAATGATTATATGGATTTTTTTAAAAAATATTTTGGTATAGGTATTAATAATTCTTTAACGTTTTATAATAATAGTGGATTTACACATTCTGGACCATGGAAATTAATTGGTCGTTCTAACACTTTTGACCGTTGGTATATAGGAGAAGTATGTGCTGCAGAATATACAATCCTAATTGACGAATCAACAGAGAATAAAGAAATTATAAAATGTATAGTTGTTGCCAGCACTGAAATTGCAAATTTACAAGTTTTTGGTAGATCTCAATTAAATAGAGAACTTGTTAAATTAGAAGCAGTAGTTAATAGGTCATATGTAGATGTAACGATTACTCCTGTCAATAAAAAAATAGAAACCGCAAAATTTATTTATTCCGCAAACTACTTTAAAACTCTTTCTCCTATAAGTTTTTAAATAAGCTAAATATTTTATAATGGAGAATTAATGCGGAAATCATTCAAGCAACCTGTACAATCAGATTTTGGATATACTAGTCCTTTTTTTAATGTAGATTCTTTAGGAAATATTACTGCAACTTCCTTAACATTGAGTGAGGAAAGTATAGGAATCGAGTTTGATTATGAATTTTTAGAAACAGTTGACGGCATTATTTCTATTGTTGGACAAACTGGTAGTTTTCCTACTGTAACAATTTCAAAAACTGAAACTGTATATTTTGGTCTTACATTAACAAGTACAGGATTATATATTTTAGAAGATGATGGAGAAACATTATTTTCTGGTAATATGGTGCATGATACAGGACTCAGAGGCAGAGACGCTCAAGGTAAAAGTAATGGATATTATACAATTAACATTCCTACATCTAGCAATATTACGCAACTATTTTATACTAACGAAGCTAGAACACAATTTGGTACTATAGTTGTAACTGAAGCTATTGGAATTTTTGATACTGTAACAGTCAAAAATATCGAAGAATCAACAGATTTAAATACTGGTGCATTAATTGTTAATGGCGGAGTAGCAGTTGATAAAAATGTAAGCATAGGAAACAACCTGCAATTTTTCAGCGCATCTTCACCGGCAATAACAAGTACATCTTCCTTAGATATAAATCCTACCACAAATATCAAAATCAAAATTGATGACGTTACTATAGGGCAGATTGATAGCATTGGTTCAACAATTCCGATCTATAATACGTTTGGTGATAATTTAACTCTAACCAATACACGGCTAGACAATAGTCCAATAGGACAAAATACACCAGCTACAGCTAGTTTCTCTAGTGGTTTAGTTTTTGGAGTAAGTACAGATGCTGAAGCAATCACAAATAGAAGTTATGTAGACACAGCATCTATTGGATTTTCTATCATATTCGGAATATAAAAATGGCAAAAACTTTAGTTAAAAATTATGTATTTAAACCAGGCTTTGGTTTATCAGAAGACCTTCATCCAAATGCTAGCAGTTTATTAGAATCAAATAAAGATTTTATAATATCAGAAATTATTGCATATATCAACGACGAAGTTCAAAATACAGTTAAATGTAAAAGAGATTTAGATTACATATTTGATGGTTTAATATATGATGTTGGTCTTGACACTAACTATAATGCAAGATTTTTAGGTTTTACAGAAACAAATAGTTTAGATTTATCAAATACAGTTTCTAGGATTATAACAAATACAATCGAAGAAACTAAAACAGTACAAATAGGTACTGGAGAATTTATAGGACCACTATCGCAAACGATAACAGACAAAATAGAAAGTTACAAAGTTGAGCTTATAAACATAATTGAAAATGGTAAAACAGTAGCAAGTGCTTTGGATTTTACTAATCCTATTACCGCAGGTTCAAATGTTATTGCAACTAAAGATAAATTACTTGCGAATATAGATTTTATAACTGCAGAAATAAATGCATATGTAGAAGTTAATTATGCTCCGACAGACCACGATGTTTCAAAATGCACTCGAGATATAATTTACATAATTGAGGCTTGTTGTTATGATGTATTATATGGTGGTAATTCTGCAACTTATGATCAAAGTAAGTTTTTCTTTTATCATTTAGATAATAATGATCCTGGAATTGATCCTTCGCACAAAGAACAAACAGTAGCTGCATATACACATCTAAAAGCAATTATACCAGACATTATTACAGGCACAGCTATAACACCGAGTACAGGTAATAACGAAGTTCAAATAACAAGTGGTAATAATGGTACTATATCAGAAACATCTTACGTTGAAACACTAGTACAAATTACAATAGATGTTCTTGGTGCAAATGATTTAGCAGAAGCAACAGTAGTGTTAGATGCTATTGTTAGGACAGCGCCTAGTATAAGTCTATGGGCAAACCAAGAAACAATTGATGCGACGACAGCAATTTTGTTTAGGAAAGATGAAATTATTGAGAATAATACATTTGATGAAAATTACACATACAATGTAGAAAAATGCCAAAGAGATGTTAGATATGTGTTAGATGCATATAGCACTGATTTAAAATATGGTGGTAATGAAAATACTAGAAAAGTTGTAAAATACTATTGGGACCAAGATGTCGCCCAAATAGACGGTAATAGAATACCAGAAATTTTGACACATTTTTTTATCGGTGATTTAATTGTTGAAAACATTTTCCAAAATGTAGCCTGGACGAACCTAGGTGGAACATCACAAACAATTGACGAAAGCAAGCAAGCTGAAACTTCTGCATTTAGTGTTATTAATAATCTAGTTAGTATTACCACCCAAGTCATTCGTGGCGGACTAGATTTTATACCAGAACTAAGTAGTAATTCCTTAGGTTACATTCAAATTCAAGGTAAGTACAACTTATCAGAGATATTACTAATCAACAACGCAACAACGAATACAATTATATATTCTTTTAATAATAATGCTCAAGGTGGTGAAATAGAGATTACAGATAGTTTTAGAGATTATAATTCAGATTTTCCTACCTATCTACAAACCACAGACGGAATTACAACTTTAAAATTACGTTTTTCTACAAATACCATGGCAGCAACTGACGATATACAAATTTTTGTAGAAACCTTAGAAAATGCTAAAAGTGTTGTTATAACCCGTCCATACAACTTTGGTACAGACGCAATTGAAAGGAATAGGGTTGCAGAACCTTTGTCTATGCTAGATGCAGATTTTGAATATGGTCTCCAACCTACAAAATGGGCTGCAATATCTACCTTACGAGGATATCCTTCTATATATGAAATTCCTGGATCAGATATCTTAGTGAGTTCGATTACAACAGATGCAAGCTCAGGAACAAATGGGGTAGGACAAAGTTTAATTACAGTTACTACGGTAGGTGCGCATGGTATAGATGTAGGCGATCCGATTACTATTAAGGCATTAAATGATGGTGTTACTGGAGTTGCACGAGCAGAAGGATCATTTGTAGTTATAAATGTACCATCAAACACCACTTTAGAATATTATGCAAAAGCAAAAGTAGGTTCTACAGCGGGCGAAGATTTAACCAATACCTATTCTCAACTTAGAAAGGGAAGATTTTATACTGGAGCAGACATTGGCGGAGCGGAATTCACAGTCTTATCTCAAGGCGCAAACACAACAATTACAGTAGAATTAGACACTGACCCAGGTAGTACTATTATTCCATTCGATGGTCCAGCTCCTGACGTTGGGTCGCCTGCATCTAATGCAAAGATAACAACAGGCGCACAAGTAACTGCTGTGCAGACTACAAGTACCGGCGGTGGACTTTACTTAACAGCGCAAGTATTTAATGATTACAATACATTTACAAATCAAATAGATTTTGTAGATGTTACTGGTATTATTGATAATTTAGCAATTGACAATGGTAATGGAACTGCAGTATTTGTTGAAAGTGTGGTGGGAAATACTGTTACTTTTACAAGTGAAGTAGAAAGAACTTTTATAGGAGAAACCAGCGTTTACAGCAACTTAACTGGATCTCTACTAGCACCTGTTGGAACAAATGCTACTTTCGACATAACAGCTACGGGAACTACTTACACTGTCACAATTAATACCGCAGGTGAAGATTACTTTCCGGGAAATAGGATTAAAATAGCTGGATTTTTAGTTGGTAGTCAAGATAATATAAATGATATTAATATTTTTGTAGATTCAGTAGACGGTGTAGGAGGAATTACAAATATTACAGCATCAGGAACTGCATTTGCAGGAGAAGCAACTTTAACAAATTTTGATTTGCCAGGCACAGGAGCAACTGGAACAAATGCAGTGTGGGATATTGAGTGGCTGAATAATGTTTACACTGTTTCGTTAGTATCACCTGATTTGAGCCAAGATTTTGATATAGACGATAGAATAATTATTCCTTATACTGCTTTGCAGATTACAGGCACAAGTTCGTCTAACACCCTTGTAATCCGTGTTGACAGTGTAACAGGAATCGGTAATATAGAAACATTTACGGTTGAAAGCGGTACTGGTCCGGATCAAACAGCAGTTTATAACAATCCTCAATACTCAATAACAGGATCAGGTACAATTACATCAATTGTTATTAGTCAGGTCGGAACACAATATTTCTTAGATCAGCTAAATGCCACAGGGTTTGCTCAGAACGACCAAATACAGATATTAGGATCTGAATTAGGTGGCAGTGATCCAACAAATAATTTAACCATTACTATTACACAAGTAGACGCTGGTGCAATTACAGCTACTACATTGTCTGGAACTGCTTACAATTATGGATTTGTGTCAGCAGCGTCCAGTAACGTTGTTACAAGTATAGGAGCACAAGCTGATATTACCCTGTCAGCGGGTGCATACTCAAGTGTTACTATAGTGTCTCCGGGTATTTTGTTTTATGTAGGACAAACTATCACAATTCCAGGAAATTTACTGTTAGGAGCTACACCTACTAATGATCTATTACTAGATGTTACTGCAGTAGATGACATGAATAGGCTAGTGAGTGTCGTAGTTAATACAGGTATTGCAAGCACAGGTGTTTCTCCTGTAAACAATGTAGGTGGTACAAATATTACACCAAACGGTAACGGTGCCACATTTGAAGTAACTAGATCTAGTGGAACTTACACTGCTACTGTATCATCAGGTGGACAAAATTATGCTGTAGGTGATAGGTTATTAATTGCTGGTAATTTATTAGGTGGCGATCAAACTAATAGTTTAACAATAATTATAAATGAAGAGTTAAATGGAGCTATACAAGATGATTCGAGTGGTACAATTTCTTTAGAATATAGTTCTACGGCAACTGGCGATACGGTAGATTTTATATCAACAATTACAATTTCGGAACCTACTACACAACCATTGCTATCTGCCGAAACTGTAGATTTTACTGCAATTGCTACTTTACAGATTACATTTGATAATCCGCATGGATTGGTACCAGGCAATACTTTTATTGTAGGAGTAACATCTGATGATGGGTTTAATAATCACAATTTAGCTGCAGGATCTTTCTTTGCAACTAATATACCTGCACTTAACCAACTAACTTATACAGCAAGAGCAGTCGGATTTATAGATGAAGATATTCAAGCAGTCCAGACTACAACTATATTATTCGATAGTCAAGATCCAACTTGGTGGGAATCAGGAGTTAAATTAGTGCAAGGTGCAAATGCAAATTACATTAAGATTAGGAAAAACTCAACAACTCTAGTTGACGTAAATGATATAGAAAATGCAGCAGAATATGCGGAAATTTTATCATTTGTACCACCAAAATGGGTGTATACAGGTACAGCATATTTTTATGAAAGAGGAACTTTACAAAATTCATTTACTAATGAATGGGGTAATACATCTGATCTTTACAGATTAGATGAAACTATTACAGAAGATGAAGCACAAGATCCAATAGTAGCTTCTGTTTACCCAAGACCTGATTCATTTTTTGTACATAGGCCCTATGACGGTGGTGTTCAATTAGGAACTGGAGGACCGCAACACGGGGCACAAGCTATAAGACAAAGTAAAAAATATATACGTTATCAATCTGGTAAAGGAATTATGTACACAACCGGTGCTTTATTTGCACCAAGTTATGATTTAGCGTCAGTTGTTTCTACTGGCAATGAGGTTGGAAGTATAATAACAATTACAACAGATAATAATGATCACGGTGTTCAAGAAGGAGGTGTAATTAGATTATTAGGTATAGAAACACCAGGATATAACAGTGGGCCTTACACTGCTGTGCCACCAAATTTTGATTACACCGTTACAAGTGTCATAGACGAAAAAACCTTTACTGTAAGAGCTCAAAGACGTTTAGGAGCCCTAGACGCTGTCCTAGGATTTGGTGCTCAAATGAGTGTTGTATCTTGGCATGGAGCAACAGTCCGTGCTGGAATATTTGATGATCAAAATGGAATTTTTTGGGAAAACGATGGAACACAAATTTCGGTTGTACAACGCACTGGAACAAAACAAATAGCAGGAACAATTTCTTTAAATCCAGACACAAATTTAGTTACAGGTATCAATACTAGATTTTTAGATCAAATAAAAAATGGTGACAGGATTATCATAAAAGGAATGACTCATCTAGTTACAGGAGTCGATTCTCAAACTGTATGTTACATTGCACCAGATTTTAGAGGTGTATCATCTATAACAGGTGCAAAGGTTGCATTGATTGTCGATAAGAAAGTTAAACAGTCCGAATTTAATATGGACAAATTAGATGGAACAGGTCCATCTGGTTACGAAATAGATGTTGCAACTATGCAGATGATAGGAATTCAATATAGTTGGTATGGCGCTGGATTTATTGATTTCATGTTACGTGGGTCAGATGGAAATTTTGTTTTTGCTCACAGGATGCGTAATTCAAATATTAACACAGAAGCTTTTATGAGATCTGGCAACTTGCCCGTAAGGTATGAAGTTACAAACGAAGGTCCTCCGGGCAGATTAAAAGAAGATTTGACAGATACTGCTACAGAGCTAACATTATATGATTCATCATTTTTTCCAAACTCAGGATATATTTATATTCAAAATGAAGTTATAGAATTTACTGGAAATGATAAAGACAACAATAAATTAACAGGACTTCTTAGGCCAGCAAGTTATTCGGTATTTCAAGCAGGCGCTCTTAGATCATTTAGTGCAGGAGCAGCAGCTACTCATACAGCAGGAGAAGGTGTAATTTTAATATCTCAAACTATTACACCTTTGATAAGCCATTGGGGTAGTGCTTTCCTTACTGATGGTGGTTTTGACGAAGATAGAGGTTATATTTTCTCCTATGCAGCAACAGGATTATCAATTAGCACAACTCCTAAAACTGCTTTTTTAATCAGACTTGCACCTAGTGTATCAAATGCAATCATAGGAGATTTAGGCGAACGGGAATTATTAAACAGAGCACAAATGCTGTTGAAATCTATAGAAGTAACATCAGATACAGGTTCGGGTGCTTTAATTGTTGAAGGTATCTTAAATCCAAACAATTATCCAACTAATCCTAATGATGTTGCTTGGTCAGCTTTAAGTAGTCAAGCTTTAGGCGGACAACCTAGTTTTGCTCAGGTTGCACCTGCAGGAGGTATAGATTGGGGGAATACAACTGCTTCAACGGTAACAATTTCAACCCTAGCATCGGACATAGACACTGGTTTTATCTACAACGGTTTGTATAGAGGAAATTATAACCCGTTGTATCTAAATAGTGGTCAAGTTCAAGCAAATCCAATAGCAGTTGGGTCTGTAATTTATTCACAAAATCCTGATAGATTCACAGATCCTAGCGAAATATTTACTGTAACGTCAGTTAATGACAATGGTACTTTTGGAGCTGAAATTTACTATCAATCAAGTTTAGGTAACAATCTTGCCCAAGGTAATCAGAACGGTGGTACTACATACAGATTTGTTTATAGGAATTACACAGGATTCACGAATAGGTTATTGTTTACGAAAGTTGATTTTGATAGTTCTAACGTTACAATAGGTACAAAGGTTTCTGCAACTGACACGAATTGGCCTGCAGGAACAGCAATATCAAATGTTAAATTACTTACTCTCGGAAGTGTAGAATTTTATGAAATTACATTTAATCAAACTTCTGTAGGTAATTTAACAGCTAGTCAAAATGTAATTTTTGAATTAGGTGCATCATCATTTGCTGAACCCGGTGAAACCGTCTTTTCTTTTATCACAAATCCAGGAAATAGTAGTTCATTAGATTTAGGAGAATTAAAAGAACTGACAAATACACCATTGGGAGGTAGGGGAACTTATCCAAATGGTCCTGACATTTTAGCTATAAATGTTACAAAGGTATCAGGAACAGCAATTAATTCTAGTATAATTTTACGTTGGGGCGAAGCGCAAGCCTAACCTATTATATATAGATCAGTTTTTGGATCACTAGTTGATACTTCGGTAATTGTTCCTGGTATGATAACTTCTAAACTATGCGGACTTAGAGGATGAAAATGTATAGTTTTTCCATCACCAATTTCGTGAACTTCTTGAGTTCCTGTTTTTGTATCTATAATCTTTAAAATAAAATTTCCAGAATTTACAAACCATGTTTTTGACGTTTTACTATGTAACATAGTTTGCGTTTTAAATCCTGCATTTTCAAAAATTAAGATTTTTGCTGAATAATTTTCATTGTTTGCCCAATGTAATTCTGTGTTTTCCATTTATCTATTGTCTAAATGAGTTATTAATTTTATAACAGTTTCTAATTTTGCCTGATTAATTTTTGTCCTAAGTGTATTACGAAGTCCTGGATGTAATGGTTTAGGCCATTTACAAAAGGAAACCCATGCATATCCGTCATGTTCGTCATTTAATTTGGGTATAAATTCATCATTTACAATGCACAGGTACGTATGAAATAAGAAATGGTCATCATTACTAACAAATATTTCTAAAGGTATACTTTTTACTATTTCAATATTTCCTATTTCTTCAACTATTTCTCTTTGCAAACCAGACCAAGGTGTTTCGTTATCTTCGTTAGTTCCACCAACTAAACCCCATAAATTGTTATTTTTACCTTTTGCACGATGTAAGAAAAGAAATTTATTTGTTGATTTCGCAAATATCAAAGCACCACTACATATTATTTCACGCATATGTATAGTTAGCTTAAAATGCTATACGCCACGTGCCAAATGGGTATTCACCTTCAAATGACAATACCCATTCTTTTTCTAAGAATTTATATTGGATATTTGTATTTAAATTTGTTGTGTATATTATATCACCAGTATGTTCATTTGCATCGAATACAACGTGCCAAGCACTTCCGTCCCATTCTATTATGTCGTTAGCGCCAGCAACAAAATCAGTTCCGTTGTTGTTTTTCCAAGCGTCAGGACCGTCTAAATTATCTATATTACCTATATTTTCATCTAATAAAAGTATTCGTAAACCAGGAAATTTTAAATTTGTAGGATTAGTTTTTGTAGGATCTATTATGTAGTCAATTTTTGTTTTATCTCCTAACGGACCATTGAGTATTGTATCACTTGGTAAAGTATCTAAATCCCAATTGATAGACAAACTAAATCCGTCTAATGGATTTATCGTTACACTACCTACAATATCCGTATTGAGATCATTCCTGTATAAACGTAATTCAGATATGCCTGGAGTAAAGATTTCTGGATATGCTTTAAAGTACTCTTCCCATGATACAGATCCTATTTGATTTTTATCAATTAATTTTGCAGTATTATTTAAAACAAACAAATCATAATTGCCAAAAGTAGTAGCTATAACAGAATCTGTATCAGGTTTCGATGCAGGCAAATGATCATAAATTTCTTCAGTTGTTCCGTCTTCATTTACTACAGTCTTATGCATTGAATCTGACTTGTACCTACCGTCGGCATAGGCTAGCAGTTCTGGCATCGTTTGATTAAGATCTACATTACCATAGGATTCGTTAAAAATACTTGTAATAACAGTATGGATAATCCCTAACTTTTTTACTTTTGCAGGTGGGGAAATATAAATCGGTGTACTAAATCCTAAAGTAGCAATATCTATTTCCGTTTCTGTGCTTGTTCCTATTGATCTACTGCTGAATGTTACTTGTTCTAAATTTACAACGCTTAAACTTGTCCAATCAACAAAATTATCTGTAGTCTGAATTTCTAAACTTGGATTAAAAAGCATTAAAATTTGTTCGAGTATCTGTAGTTTTTGATCAGTGTTTGTTGACCATATATCTGCATTTACAGTTAAATTATAAGGTGTAGGCATAAGCCTCTCAACTGTATAATTTTTTCCTTGGAAATTTAGATATTCATTGTTATTTTCGTCAAATGCTCTCTCGCGGATATTAACTTTGCTAATAAAACTACTATCTGATAATCTACTTCTATCTAATTCTAAACCTGTGATATAAACACTCATTTTTGGCGCACCAACTAACTTTAATTCTGAATTATCTTTTAAGATAGAACCTACTTGCCTTGCCAAATCTCCGTAAACAACTGGTATTATTTTTATGTTTCCTTCTAAGTCTTTGTAACTAAAGTTACTCAACATACGGACTATTTGAGTTATATACCTTCTTATTTGTCCGTCATAAAAATGTTGCATATATGATCCTATTAAAGATTATCAGTTTTAGCCTTTAAAGCTTTGCTTACACTCTGGCGCTCAGGTATCGTTTCGCCAGCTACAGTCGTTGTATTTGTATTATTAATAAATGTGCCTTTTTGAGTGCTTCTATCATTTGTTTGGGTCATAGTCATTCTAACTGCATCTTCAATTTTTATCCATCTACGACCGTCGTATCTAAATAATCGATTTGGAATCATATCTGTCCTCAAAAAATAATCACCATTGACACTGCCCTCAGGAAAAATAACTCCATGACCAAAAATTTCTCCATTTGGGGCAATACCGTCACCTAATAAGTAACCAGTGTATCCGGTCCGTTCAGGAGTTTGCATAACCCTATCAGCTAATTCGTTAGCTGTGCTTGCATCTAATTCTGTCAAATCAGTTGTAACAAGTTCAACTTTGCCATCATCACCTGTCTGTAGGGTAAAAAAGTGTCCGGTCTCATATCCGCTTTTTTTCGCATCAGCTTCTGCTTGGGCTACAATTGCTTGATTTATTTCTAAATCTTTTGAGTAAGTTGATAATAAATCACGTAAACTTCCTGCAGCAGGTATTTCTTCATCCATTGGTAGATCTAATATATCTTTAAATTCTTGACTATCTACTATTTGTTTGCATTTTAATCTATAAAGATGTGGATACCATGTAGGACTGTAACCCTCACTTGCTCTGCTTACATCTTCTACTACGTAATAACTTTTCAATGCTACATGGAAATCATTCTTAGCATATTCGTCTTTCATGTGTGGTAATTCTATAACATCACCACTCATAATTTTCCTACCAAGAGTTTTAACAGAACTATTAATGTGTATAGTCATAAAAAGAGTGTCATTGTTTAAGAATAATCCAAATTGACTTAGATTAAAATCTATGTCTTGCACATTATATATACCACGAATAGTATAGATATCTGGATCATATTTCCTATCTCTATTTTCTAAAAACAGTAGATCTTGAATATTTGTCTCTGCTATAACATCATACTGAGGTATATCTGCAGTTGCTTGCTCGTCTGTTGGATTTTTAGGGCCTAGATATTTGTGTATGTTTACATCAGTTCCGCCTACGGTAAACATTTCAAAAATTCTAGCATCTATAAAATTATAATCATTGCCCTTACTGGGCCGGTATAAAGATAATCTTGGCATATTGTATTTATCTTACGATAAATACAATAGGAGATATGACCTATGAATGATTTAACAACCTATAGACAAGAGGTTTATGACTATATCCACAACATGCTCGGCGGGGGAATGGTAGATGTAGAACTTGATCCTGTACATTATGCTACTGCATTGGACAAAGCTCTTACTAGATTTAGACAACGATCAGATAATAGTATCGAAGAAAGCTATTTTTTCATGCCAACTATAGTTGACCAAAACCAATATACTTTACCAAAAGAAATTGTAGAAGTTAAAAAAATTTTTCGGAGGAGTATAGGATCAAGAACAGGCGGTGGTGACGGTGGTAGTTTATTTGAACCTTTTAACTTAGCGTACACAAACACGTATTTACTTGCAAGTTCTAATTTAGGAGGATTAGCTACATATGATTTTTTTAGCCAATATCAAGAATTAGTTGGAAGAATGTTTGGATCATTTATAGAATTTAATTGGAATAGTTCTACTCACAAATTAACAATCTTACAAAGACCTAGAGCAGAAGAAACATTACTTTTAGAATGTTACAATTACAGACCAGATGAACAATTGCTTAACGATTATATGGCAAAATCTTGGATAAGAGATTATGCACTTGCAATAAGCAAGATGATGTTAGGAGAAGCTAGGAGTAAATTTGCAACTATAGCAGGACCGCAAGGTGGAGGACAGCTCAATGGTGATACATTAAAAAATGAGGCAAGTGCAGAACTAGAAAAATTGGAGCAAGAAGTAGCAACTGCTGTACCAGGAGGCACAGGTTATTCATTTATCATAGGTTAAAAATCCGGAATTAAATCTCCCTGCTTCCATTTTATACCTTCTTTATGAAGAATTCGCTGACAATTTGCACAAATTGTCTTTAGGTTACTTATTCTACAATTTTTTAAATTTCCGTCAATATGATAAACATTAAATTGTTCGTCATATTGACTTTTGTATCCGCATTTTTCGCATAATTTTTTTTTTAAATATCCCCGTTGCTTCCATAAAGGTATTCCTACCGCAACATTATTGTGTTTTAAACAACGCTCACATTTTTTTCTATAGTATATCTTATCATTTTTTACATAATTAATAGCTGCAGGTCTAAATCCACAGATGCACAAAGGTCTCATATTCTATTTACCTAACCTTTTATACCCCTTTTTTGGTGTTACAAAAACCTAATTTTAATAAAAATAACTAAATACTAGTAGAAATATCAGCCTTAGAGGAGAATAGATTATGGCACTAGTATCACCAGGTGTAGAAGTTAAAGTCGTTGACGAAAGTTTTTATACCCCAGCAGAACCAGGTACATTACCTTGTATTTTTGTTGCAACAGCAGGCAACAAACCTAACGGATCAGGATCAGGAACAGCAGCAGGAACTTTAGCCAGCAACGCAGGTGTTCCTTATTTACTAACATCTCAGCGTGATTTAGTAGATACATTCGGAGATCCTATTTTTAAAACAGACAATAATAATAATCCTATCCATGGATCAGAATTAAATGAATATGGATTGCAAACAGCTTACAGTTTTCTTGGTATAGCAAATAGAGCCTATGTAGTTAGAGCCGATATTGATTTGGCAGAGTTAGAAGGATCACCTACAGCACCAGGTGCAGCGCCAATGGACGGTGCGTATTGGTTTGACACAAGTACAACACTATGGGGTTTGCAAGAATGGAATGGTGAATCATTAATTAATGATGGACAGGTGTTTACAAATAAAGAGCCTATTGTAATTACGGATGAAACTGAAACATCGAATACAGGGTCATTATCTGTAAATGGATTTGCCGGTTATATCCCAGCAAAAACAGTAGGATCAATTGGACAGTATGCAGTTGTTGCAACATCTACTTTAAACCGTGCATTTTATAGAAATAGATCAGGAGATTGGGTTTTAGTTGGAAGTGATCAGTGGGTAAAAAGTTGGCCAACTGCAAAAGGAACAAATGTATTCGAGTTTGCAGGAGCACAAGCTGCAGCACTAGAAATTACTTTGTATCAAGAAGACGGAACTACACACGCCGAATCTGGACAAGCAGTATCAATTGCGTTGAATCCTGGAGACACTGCTGCTGATGTTGCGTTAACAATTAACACTGTTTATGTAGCAGGCAATGTTAGTGCCCAAGCAGTTGATGGTAGATTAGAAATTTATACAACAGGTAGATTTAGCGACGGCGGCTGGGTATCGCATATGACAATTACAAATTCACCTAGTGCAGACATAGACGGATTTGCTGAAATTGGCATTACAGCAGATACAGGCACACCTACAATTGCAACACGATATATTCCAAAATTACAAATATCAAAACACACATCTATACCAGAATTTAAGGCGCTAGATACTAGGCCTAGACCAACTGGAAGTGTATGGTTAAAAACCACTATTCCTAATTTAGGGGCAAAACTTGATGTAAAAAAATGGAATGATAGTACAAAGTTATGGGAAGGTCAAGACATTAACATTTATCCAAGTAATGCTGAAGCATTGTACGAAATGGATAGATCCGGTGGTGGAGTAAATTTATTAACAGGACAACTATATGCACTTTCAGATGTAGGCAAAGGTTTTAGACCAACAGCAACAATAAAACTGTATAGAAGAGATAACATAGCACCTACCACAGTCACTGGAACAAAGATTTCTGTAGGATCTCTTACAGCAGGAACAAAAACTTTTACAATAAGTTCTACAGATAATGGATCTTTAGCAATGAGTAGTCCTGTAACTGTTAGTTTTGATCCAACAGGACAAGCAAGTGATGCAACTTTACTAGCTTCTGCAATAAGTGATGCTGGTGTAGACAATGTTAGTGCTACAGTAACAAGCCAAAATAAAGTTCAAATATTACATAGCCTTGGAGGTGAAATTAAATTTGTTGATACTGATGGTAGTTTAGCAGAAGCAGGATTTACTCCTTTTGTGGATGAAAATAATGGAACTCCTAACTTATACTATGTACTAGGAACTGATAATACTACTAGTCCTTCAGAATTACAAGCATCTTTATGGAAAGTTTTAACCTATACGGCTAGCGATAATGAAGTATTAGGTGCAACCGAAGACCAAACACTTTGGTATAATTCTATAGTTGATGAAGTTGATATTTTAGTGCATAATGGTAACGAATTTGTTGGATATTTGTATGATGGATCAAGTGGCCAAAGCGCAACAGCAAGTCCTTACTATGATGCAGATGAAACTGCTCAAACAGACCCAAATGGACCAATTGTTAGTGCAAGTATACCTCTTACTCAAAGTGACGGAACTGCTTTAGTTACTGGCGATTTGTGGATAGATACATCAGACATTGACAACTTTCCAGTAATGTATAAGTTCAATGCAGGAAGGACTGATATTCCACTTGTGAGAAGATGGTTTACAGTTGATACTACTGATCAAACCTCTGAAAATGGAGTTTTATTTGCGGATGCTAGATATAACACTGCAGGAGCAAATAGTGATATGCCGGGAGAAATTGCAGATTTATTGTATTCCGATTATATGGATCCAGATGGACCGGATCCAGCATTATATCCTAAAGGAATGTTATTATTCAACTTACGCAGAAGTGGTTTCAATGTAAAGAGATTCAGAAAAAATTACGTAAACACTGCTACAAAAAATATCCGATATAACGACGAACCCATGGATGGATATGTACCTGATCGATGGGTTACAGAATCTGGGAACCAAGAAGACGGATCAGGTTCATTTGGCCGAATTGCTCAACGTAAAGTTGTTGTACAAGCACTTCAAGCTCTTGTAAATAGCAATGAAGAAATACGTGATGATGAGTCAAGATTATTCAATTTAATGGCATGTCCTGGCTATCCAGAACTTATTGGTGAACTTAATACACTAAATTATGATAGAGGTCTAACAGCATTTATAGTAGGTGACTCACCATTTAGATTAGAAGCTACAGGCACTAATTTAAATAATTGGGCAACAAATGTTAACAATGCAACTGAAGACAATGATACAGGACTTGTTAGCTCAGATCCTTACATGGCTGTTTATTATCCATCCGGATTTACAAGCGACAATTTTGGTAATAACGTAGTTGTTCCTGCAAGTCATATGATGTTGAGAACAATCGCTTTGAGTGATCAAGTTGCTTATCCATGGTTTGCGCCAGCAGGGACACGGAGAGGAAATATCACAAATGCTACAGCAAGCGGATACATTACATCAGAAGGTGAATTTAAAAGTCTTGCAATGAATGAAGGACTACGTGATACATTGTATTCAAATAACGTTAATCCAATTACGTTCATTACAGGTGCAGGTTTAGTGTGTTTTGGTCAAAAAACTAGACAACTTACTGCAAGTGCTTTAGATAGAATAAACGTTGCTCGCTTAATTATCTATCTTAGAAGTCAACTAAAAGTATTGGCAAAACCATACTTATTTGAACCAAATGATAAAATTACACGCGATGAAATCAAACAGCAGGTAGAAACATTACTATTAGAATTAGTTGGTCTTAGAGCACTGTATGACTTCCTTGTTGTCTGTGATGAATCAAATAATACACCTGCAAGAATTGACAGAAATGAGTTGTATGTAGATATTGCAATAGAGCCGGTAAAAGCTATCGAGTTTATTTACATACCTTTAAGAATTAAAAACACAGGTGAAATATCTGGTTTATAATACGATAAATAATAATAAATTAGGAGCGATTTAATGGCTATAGCAACTTTATCAAAAATGACAGTGCCACTTGCAACTGGGGACAGCCCCAGTTCGCAGGCACTATTGATGCCAAAATTACAATATAGATTTAGGGTATCTTTTCAAAATTTTGGCAACAGTACCCCTACAACAGAATTAACAAAACAAGTTGTAGATGTAACAAAACCTAATTTAACTTTTGATCAAATTACATTAGATGTGTATAACTCTAGGGTATATTTGGCTGGAAAGCACAATTGGGAACCGATTACAATTAATTTAAGAGAAGATGTTAATAATGAAGTCCAACTATTAGTAGGTGAGCAACTTCAAAAGCAATTTGATTTTTATGAGCAATCAAGTGCAGCATCTGGATTAGATTACAAATTTACTACTAAAATAGAAATTCTAGATGGCGGCAACGGAGCAAATACTCCGGGTATTTTAGAAACTTTTGAATTATACGGATGCTACTTAGAAAGTGCAAATTATAATTCTTTAAATTATGCTGAATCTGCTCCTGTCACTATTACATTGAGTGTACGCTATGATAATGCTATACAAACACCTCAAGGTACAGGTATAGGTACTGCTATAGGTAGAAATATTAGCACATTAGCTACAGGTGGCGGTTCATAAAAATTCCAATAATGGGCAGTAAACCTGCCCTTTCGATAGTAAAGTAAATTATGAGTAATGCATTCAATGGATTCTTTGATAATCTTTTATCAGGAACCCTAAATCCAAAAGGAAATTTAGGTGATGCTAGGCATGCTAGCAGGACCTTTGCTAAAAATTCATTTAGACTTGCGCCTAAAGTAAAGTTTCTATACCATGTCGCTTTTACATTCAGTCCTGCAATGCAAAAGACATTGCTGTCATGGGATCAAAAACATAAATTAGAAGCAGGTTTACTTGTAAAAAATTCTACACTACCGTCTTTTACTGCAAATGTAGAAGCAAAAAAAAAATATAATAGAACAAAACAAATACAAACAGGACTTACTTACAATCCTATTACAATAAATTTCCATGACGATAATTTAGGCATTATAACAGGAATGTTAGAAGCTTATTATAGATACTATTATCTAGATGGGAATTATGGATTGTCTGATATGGCTAAAGGCGCTTTTAATAAATTGTACGGTCAAGCTGATGCAGGTGATAGTACATACAAGGGAGAAGTTCGCAATAAATATGCATTTGGATTACATAATGGCATAACAGATCCTTTTATTGTAAATATTCAAATAAGCCAAATGACAAGGCATACCTACACTACCTATACTCTAGTTAACCCTATAATAACAGAGTGGAATCATGGTAACGTAGATTCTTCTCCTGGAAGTGATATAAATGAAAACAGTATGACAGTTGCATATGAGACTGTATGGATTGACCGGGGCGGAGTAACAGAAGGCGGACAAGGAGAACCGGTAGGATTTGGAGATTTAGCGCATTATGATGCAACTCCTAGTCCAAACACTCTTGTAGGTGGTGGTTCAGTATCGTTAGGTGCAATATTATCAGGGGGAGTAGATTTATTTGATTACACAAGAACGGGTAAAGGATTTAACAATCCAATCGCAGCAGTCCTTGCAGGTGTAAATTTAATAGGTAATATACAGGATTTAACAGAAGCAGGAGTCCGTGAAGATATAACTAATGTTATTACCGGAGCAAATGAAGATTTTTACGATAATACAGTAAGTGGATTACAGAATTTAGAATTTCCAAGTTTATAAGGATTTTTATGTCAGCATTACCAACAAAAGAAAAAAAATCAGAACAGAAAGTTGTTGAATTTTTCGATTCATATTTTACTAAAAAAATACAATTTCCAATTTCCGAATACGATGCTGTTGTTGGTTTTTTTGATAAAAGAAATTTTGGCGAAACGGCATCACGTACAGTTAGCCAGGTTATAATGACACAGGCCAAAAAAGAAAGGATATCTGTCTTTGCACTAATAGACACGCTAGGAAAATTAAATGAGCCGAATTTATCTACTGTGGTTGCAAAAATATTAAATGCTAGCAGAGGTAAAACTTCACAATTAGGGTATAGGACTGCAAATAATAATGCCCTTACTGAATTGCGATCAATTGGAGATAAAGTAAATACTGAACCTGATAATATTGGTTTTGGGCAAGACCAAGATGATCCAGATACATCACAATATATAACAACTGGATATGTTGAACAAGGATATGTACTATAATGGCAATAACTTTAAGATTGACAAAAGGCGAAGCCTTAACATTTGAAGAATTAGACGGTAATTTTTCTGAGTTAAATACCCGCACTACTACTTTAGAAACAAGCAAACCTAACTGGGATGCTGCATACGGATGGGGAGATCATTCGCTCCAAGGTTATATCACATTCTACGAAGAAACTGATCCTGTCTTTGTAGCCAGCGCAGCCTACAACATTACTACTCAAAATATTACCAATTGGAGTACGGCATACAATTGGGGTAATCATGCTACTCAGGGTTATATAACAAGTTTAGGTGATACAAATCTAAACGACTTAGGAGATGTATCTATATCTAATCCTACACCTGGACATGTCTTACAATACAACGGCACGTTATGGGTATCAGCAGTTAATACAGTTACAGAAACCGATCCAGTTTTTCTAGCTAGTGCAGCAGGTGGAATTACAACTCAAAACATTACAGATTGGAATACTGCTTATAGCTGGGGAGATCATAGTCTAGTTGGATATATAGGTCCAACTGATCCAGCAGGTGGAATTACAACTCAAAATATAACTGATTGGAACACTGCTTACAGTTGGGGAGATCATAGTCTAATTGGATACTTGACACAATATGGAACAATTGCAAATCATAGTGATGTAAGTTTAGCAGGTATATCTGACGGGCAAGTCTTAGAATGGTCTACTGATAATAATAGATTTGTTCCAACATCAATTAATAGTGCCAGTGTAACAATCAGTGACACTACTCCGACAAATCCAGAAAGCGGAGATCTTTGGTGGGATTCAACTGTTGGAGTGCTCAAAGTATATTACAATGATGGAACAAGTTTACAATGGGTAGATGCCACACCACAAAGTGGTTACAGTACTTCGCAAAGTTCACCAACTGCAATTGGTTGTATTGATATGAATGGTAACAATCCAACATGGATGGGCACGACCGGTTATACTGTATCAAAGTCCGGCGGTGACGGGTCAGCTCAAGATTCAGACGTTGTATACACCCTTACATTTCCATCTTCTTACTCTGCTAGAACAGATTACATTGTCAATGCGTCTTATGATGGCACTAATTGGATAGCAGGAAATGGAGCACAAATTGGCACAACAAGATTTGTTGACAAAGTTGAATTTATAATTAGACGTTGGAATGAAGATCCATTAAATTTAGGCGAAATTATGATAATTATTCATGATTTATGAGAAAAGGAATAGATAAACATGGCAATTAATTTTCCAAATTCACCACTAGTAAACGATACTCATACAGTAGGTGATATAACTTGGACATGGGATGGTACAAGCTGGAATGCAAATAGTAGTGGAGCAACTCTGCCTATAGCAACTGCAGCAGATGTAGGTGTTGTTAAAGTTGATAATACCACAATTACTGTAACCGGAGACGGAACAATATCATCTATCGCTTCCGGTGATGTTAACAAAGCGCCTAGTTCCACTGACAACGCAATTGTAAGATTTGATAGCACTACAGGAGATACCTTACAAAACAGTCTTGTTACAATTAGTGATGTAGGAGCAATTGTAGCTCCAGCAGTAGAAGGAACTGTGATACCGTTTTATTACAGTAACCAAAATGCATTTCCTTCTCCATCAACTTATCATGGAGCAATATTACATAGTCATCAAGACGGTAGGATGTACTTTGCCCATAGTGGAGCTTGGGTAGCAATTGCAAATCAAGCCGATAATGCTACATTGTCAAGATCTACTGCAAATGCAACCACAACTTCAATATTAGATGGATCAGCAGACAACATAACTATAACAGGATTCAAAAGTTATTATTTATTAAAAATAGAAACATCGGCTGCAGCATGGGTTACAGTATATTCAGACACAGCAAGTAGAACTGCCGACGCAGCAAGAGCTGAAACTACTGACCCTTTACCTGGAAGTGGAGTTATAGCAGAAGCAATCACTACAGGAGCAGATACTTTACTAATAACTCCTGGTGTATTTGGCTTTAATGATGAATCACCTGTGACTACAGATATACCTTTAAAAGTTGTTAATAAATCAGGTGCGTCTGCAGCAATTACTGTCACGCTCACGTTAGTTCAAGTAGAAGGATAATTCTTAATGCAAGAATACATTATTACCCTACATTCTTTTGAAGATTTAAATGATTTTTACGATGATATGGAAACACCTGGCGGTAATTTATATATACCTGATAGGAATGTAGATGTTGCTATGCGTAGACCTAGAAGTAGAAATACTAACTACATGCTAGAAGAAGATGAAGTTGCGCTGATAAGGAATGATCCTCGTGTATTAGATATAATATCAGTAGAAGAACACAAAAAACGGATAGAAGTAGAACCACACGGTTGGGTCCAAGATAGTGATTATTGGTGGCGTTCTAATACAATGGCAAGCGAACACAAAAATTGGGGTTTGCTGAGGGTTATAGAAGGAACACAAGATGGATCGTGGGGTACATCATATTCCAATAGGACTGGAGAAATAACCAGCACACTGGCAGGCAATCATGTTGATGTTATTATAGTAGACGGATTAATTAATCCAAATCATCCTGAATTTACAACAAACGCAGATGGAACAGGTATTATAAGGTTTGTAAAACTTGACTGGGATGTTTTTTCTAGAAATATATTTGGAATAGCAGACGATCAAGTGGTTCCTGGTATTAACCATTATTTATATGGCGATACAAACAGTACGATTTACGGAGCAGATCATGGAATGCATGTTGCCGGAACTGTTGCAGGAAACACACAAGGTTGGGCAAAAAGTGCAACTATCTACAACATAAGTCCTTATTCAGGTGGAATAAACAATTTTTTATTTTATCAGTACAAGTATAATTTTATCCAAGAATTCCACGAAACAAAACCTATAAATCCAATTACCGGAAAGAAAAATCCTACTATAATAAATTCAAGTTACGGGTCCTCGTGGTGGAGGGATATGACTAATGCATCTATAACATTTAGAGGAACGGTTGTAACTAATGATGCATCATCATTAACTTCTACCCAATTAAGGAGTTACGGTCTTAATGGCTCGATAGATGGAACATTGATACGGACGCCTGAGATAGATAATAGCGAAATAACAGATATCCAAGATATGTTAGCTGCCGGAGTTATAATGATAGGATCTGGTGGTAATGATAATGAAATTTATGCTCTGCCATCTGAAGCTGATTATAATAATAAACTCACAACAAGTAATGGTACTGATTACTTCTATTGTAGAGGCGATCATAAAAGAATGGGTGGAGCGATCATATCCGGAGCTGCTGATTATTATGGTAATGATCGGAAGGCTTATTTTAGTGCAAAAGGATCTGCTATCGATTGCTATGCACCAGGCATGGCTATCGCATCAAGTTTACACCAAACTGGAGACGATACTGATACAACAAAATATGCTGATCCAAGGGATAATAACTTCGTAGTAGGAAAATATCAAGGCACAAGTATGTCTAGTCCACAAATGACAGGTGTAATAGCTTGCTTGCTTGAAACTCAATCAAGTATGACACAAGAAGAAGTCCGGGATTGGTTCCATGGACCAGGATCTAAGAAAGATCAAATGTATGACGGAGGATTAGATCTAGACGGATACTATGACTTAGTTAATGAAAGTGGAGAAGCAAATAGATATTTATATCATGTTCAACAACGAACAACATCAGGCACATCTCTTTCAGTATTAAATAATAAAAGAGAAGAATCAGGACTGGTTTTTCCTAGAGTAAAGCTCCAAACAAGAACAAAAAAACTAGAAATAGGCGATTGGCATAAAGTATATGTACATAGTGCAAGCTCAGCAAGTAGTTACATAACTCTTACAGGTCAAGACACAAACGGTTATTTTACTGGACAACAAAATTATACAATTAATATGGTTGTGAATGATGTGTTAAGCATTGTTAATCCTAGATATGCTACACATCCTATCATTATTTCTGCAACAAGTGCTGGACCAATATCAGCAAATTGTCTATTAACCGAAAATGGCGGTGTGCAATTTAATCCACAATCTGCAGGCACATATTATTATTACTGCACAACCCATAATAGTATGACAGGCGATATTGTTGTTTCAGCAAGTAATACTCCAACATATTCTGTAACAGCCCAAGGTGGAGCTACAAGTGTAAATGAAGGTAGCACTCTGACATTTGATGTTGCAACAAGTAATGTAACTGACGGTACGACTTTGTACTGGAGTGTTAGCAATGCTGGTGATTTTGCTACTTCAACAGGTTCTTTTAACATCACAAGTAATGCAGGAACGATTGATATCACTCCTACATCAGATGCGACTACAGAAGGCGCAGAAACCTTTACCGTAAGTGTAAGGACTGGAAGTGTATCAGGTACTGTTGTTGCTACATCTAACTCTATTACTATAAATGATACAAGTCAAACTCCAGGTCCATCGTATAATATAGCTACCGCTGGCAACGTAACAAGTATAGACGAAGGTAGTTCGTTGACTTTTAATGTTACTACAACAAATGTCGCTGATGCAACTACTTTGTATTATACCTTAACTAATGCAGGAGATTTTGCAACTTCGTCAGGTAGTTTTACAATTACAGCAAATGCAGGATCATTCAGTGTGTTACCTACAGCAGATACAACTACAGAAGGTGCAGAAACATTTGAAGCACAAATTAGGACTGATAGTGTAGGAGGTACAATTGTTGTAACATCATCATCAATAACTATTAATGATACAAGCCTCACTGCTGATCCTACATACTCAGTTGTTCCTCAAAATAATGCAACTGATGTTGATGAAGGAACAACATTGTTAATGAATGTCACTACAACAAATGTAGATGATGCAACTACCTTATATTGGACAGTGACAAATGCAGGCGATTTTACTACTTCAAGTGGAAGTTTTACAATTACTTCAAATACAGGCTCTTTTTCTGTGCAACCAGATGCAGATGCAACAACAGAAGCAGTTGCAGAAACTTTCCAAGCGCAGGTCAGGACAGGAAGCACAAGTGGTACAATCGTAGCTCAAACACAAAATATTACTATTAATGACACTAGTCAGACCCCGACATTTACACCTGATTACACAATTAATGTTACAGCTCTAGATAGTAATAACTATACTATGTCAGGAACAGACGCAAACGGAAGTGTAAGTGGTACAGATCCTTCATTAACTTTTGCTAACGGAGACAAGGTAAGGTTTGCTATGAATGTATCCTCAATGCATTCAATGTATGTTAAAACTATGAATAGCACAGGAACAGGCAACCAAGCAGGCGGTGTGGTTAATAATGGTGCGTATAGTGGTAACATCGATTGGACGATTCCAAGCAGTGGCTCATTCCATTATAATTGTGTAAATCATTCAGGAATGAATGGACCAATTACTGTAACTTAAAATGGCACGTTTTGCTCAAGGCAGATTTCGCTGCAAAAATCCTGAAAAATATATAGGCGGAAGCACTCCGTTATATAGAAGCAGCTGGGAATTTACTATGATGCGTTTTTGCGACGAACATCCTAGTATAACGCAATGGGTTTCTGAAGGGATTAAAATACCATATATAAATCCTTTAACAGGCAAAAAGACAATCTACGTACCAGATTTCCTAATACAGTTTAGTGATAAAACAGGTAAAATAAGAACAGAATTAATTGAGGTGAAACCCGCGAATCAAGCAATACAAGAAAAAATTGGTAGGAGTCGTAACAATCAAGCACATTATGCACTGAATCAAGCAAAATGGAATGCGGCTAAAGCGTGGTGCAAACCTCAAGGTATCCTTTTTAGAGTTATTACTGAAAATGACATTTTTCACTATGGTAAAAAGCGGTAAAAATAAATAGTATTTATTAGAGTATTTACCATGACAAAAAAATTAGAAGAGTTACTAAACCTGCCAGAATCAAAAGAAATTATTGACCAAGATAGTAAAAAAAACAAGAAACAAAAAAGTATACCTGTCCAATCGCATACTTTAGAACAGATAGAAGAATTTGACAAAATTGCTGCAGCCTTGCCTAAAGTAAATGGACTTGGTGATTTGGGTGACATTGAGCTTGACGAAGTATCTGAAAAATCTATGGCAGCCTATGAAGATTTAATGGATTTAGGAATGAACGTAGAAGCTAGATACAGTGGTAGGATCTTTGAAGTAGCAGGACAAATGTTAAAAACAAATCTAGATAGTAAAGTTGCAAAACTAGATAAAAAACTAAAGATGGTAGAACTCCAATTAAAAAAAGAAAAGTTAGATAAAGAATCTACAACAGAGAATAATGTTGTACAGGGCGAGGGGTATTTAGTTACAGATCGTAACAGTCTATTAGAAAAACTAAAAAATATGGATAAATAGATAAAACTAGGATTATTGCAATGAAATCACTCAAAGAACTTTTAACAGAATCAAAAAAAACTTATAAATTTAAAATTCGTGCAGCTGGCGAATTACCAGAAGGATTTGTAGATAAATTAGAAACTGCCCTCAATAAGTACGAAGTTGTGAGTTTTTCTAAAGGTAAAACAACACCTATCACAGAAAGACCTTTAGACTTTCCACAGCTTACAAATTGCGAAGTAACAACTTTTGATGCAGAAGTAAGTTATCCAACAACTAGCCATGTTCTTGAAAGTTATTTAACTCTTAATACAGACTATCCTGCTAGTCATCTTAAGGTACGTGGAGAAAATGACGAAACTGAAAAATATCAAGAAGAAAAACCTAATACAGAATATCAAACTCTTTTAACAAAAGAAGAATTAGAAAGTGAATCTGCCCAAGACAAAGTAGGTCAAAATAGGGTAATGGATTTATTAAAAGAATTAGAGACAGCAAAAAAAGAAAATGAGTTTGATCCTACAAAGGGCATCAAGAAAGAAAAATAATGCAAAGCGTTAAGGAAATTTTTTTACTATTAGAAAAAGATGAAGGAAATTACGGAATATTTTCAAAAATAATAAGTAATTTTAAAAAAAAGCCTACACTTGATAATTTAAGGAATGCTATTGAGCAAGCCAAAGATGTGAGTGTAGATTGGAAATTTTATACTGACTCGTCTAAACTAAATCAATTTTACGGAATGCTTGCAAAGGAACTAGGTGGAATTAGAGGACTGATTCACTTAGAACCGGGAACGTTTCAAAATCGACAAGTATCTTTTGTAGCAACTCAAAAAACCCAAAAATCAAAAAACAATCCAGAACTGATGCCACAGGGCCAGCATGTTACTCAGGATTTTGATCCAAAGAAACACAGAGATATAGCGCAATTACAATACGATGGTGGATTACTACCAGACGATTTAGCAGATGAATTTGGCGTTGACAAAAGTAAAAAAGACGAGTTAGACCCAAATCCTCCAAGTGCTGAATTAAAAGAGCCGCCTGAAAAAAAATATACTTATGATAAAGAACCTAGTCAACCACTTCAAAAAGGCGTTCCTGGTCATCCATTTAATAATAACATGAAATTAAAAAAGCCAGGTGACGGGAAACCTCTTGATATATCGCCGGAAAACCCAGCAACTAATAAATTAGGAACTAAGCCAAATACTGATAAACCAGCAGTTGGCAAATCTAGTGCAGTAGGAAATAGTAATGCTCAATATGTGAGTATACCGTTAGATGGATCAGATCCTGCAATTAAATGGTTACTATCTATAAGCAGACCTAAAACTGTAAACAATAAAAAAGTTTTTCCTTATGTGATTGACAGATCTCCGACAGACGGAGGTATCAACATAAGGTACGCACCTGACGGTGTAAATCCTAAACCAAAGATTCCCCCTAAATTGATTATTGATGCTAGATTCGGAGACAAGTATAAATTGTTATCGGCATGGCTTACTAAAAATGGCACACCGTTGTTAAAAGGAAAAACAAATAGTCCTGCAAAACAAAATCAAACAAATGCAGGCAAAGCGGGATCAAAATTTGGAAAGAGTTATTCTAACACAATGAAACCTATAAAAAAATCTAAAGATTCATTTGATAGCTATTCGCAAACAATGACCTCAAGTAAAGATTTTAAAAATAAGGAAAGTAAAATGATAAATGAAGCAAGTATGAATGTGTCTATGACAGGCAATACAAGTCAGGAAGTTGCAGAGCTAATGGCACTTTTGAGAAATGCTGGAATGGAAGATGCAAAACCTGTAGCATCTATGGGAATGTTCCAGCCAGAGCCTAGCCCATGTGGATGCGGAGCTATGCATGCAGATGGATCATCGTGCGGAGAATCTGTTGAAGAAGAATGGGTCAATTCACCTGATGAAGAGTATCAAGATGATTCGTATATGTTAAACGATCTGTCAGGTGGAATAAACAGAAAAAAAGATATTGCTGCTATTAAAGTAAAAGATCCATCTGTGACTACAGAAACCTACATAAATAAACTTAGAAAATCTTTAGAAGAAAAATACTTCACAGAATTAGACATTCCAAAAAATCCAGACAATAGTGTTGGAAGTAATATGTCTACGGAAAAACCACCAAGTATGAAAGGGATGCCTTGTCCTCCGGGAGAAGGATATTCACGAGAATCAGAACAAAAATTACAAAAAAAATTAGAAATGGGTTTTCAAGATAAAGAACGTCCTTGGCAATATGCTGCATTTATGGCAAAAAAATTGTTGAAAATAACAGACTATTGTATGCCATATGCTGATAAAGCAGCAGATGCTTTACTTGATAAAATTAGACAAGCAAATGGTGGAGAATTTCCTAAGAAAAAAGGCTTCCTTGGCGGTTTATTCGATGATGAAAATGTAGATGATAAACAAGTAGAAGAAATGAAATCTCTTGCGGGAATAAATCAGAAAAGGAAAATCGTTGCTACAACTGAAGTAAATGATTTACAAACTTTAGCAGGTTTATAAAAAAATAATCAATTATGAGTAAATCGCTTGACGGTGTAATCACTAAAAAAGCAAATCAAACTGAAACTTACACCAACGAACAAATTGAGGATCTTATGAAATGCATGGATCCTCAAGACGGATATTTATATTTTTCAAAAAACTTTGCATTTATACAACATCCTGTTAAAGGAAAGTTGCAATTTGATCCCTATGATTATCAGGTAAGATTATTCAATACATATCATAATCATAGATTTAATATCAATATGCTACCACGGCAAACAGGAAAAACAACTTGTGCGGCTATATATCTCACATGGTTTGCGATGTTTAATCCTGATCAAACAATCCTTATTGCTGCTCATAAGTATACTGGCGCACAAGAAATTATGCAAAGAGTGAGGTATGTTTATGAATGCTGCCCTGATTACATCCGTGCTGGAGTTACAAGTTATAATAAAGGTAGCATAGAATTTGAAAATGGAAGCCGTATTGTAAGTGCTACAACAACTGATAATACCGGTAGAGGTATGAGTATATCATTATTGTATTGCGATGAGTTTGCTTTTGTTGCACCAAATATAGCAGAAGAATTTTGGACATCTATTTCTCCTACACTTGCAACAGGTGGTAGAGCTATTATTACAAGCACACCTAATTCAGATGAAGATACATTTGCAACGATTTGGAAACAAGCCGAGCAAAAATTTGACGATCACGGCAATGAACAAGAATTGGGTATAAACGGATTTCATAGCTTTACAGTGCATTGGGATGAGCATCCTGATCGTGATGAAGAGTGGCGCGAAGCTGAAATGGGTCGTATTGGAGAAGAAAGATTCCGAAGGGAATATGGCTGCGAATTTTTAGTCTATGACGAAACATTGATTAACAGTATTACCCTTGCTAACATGCAGTCTAAGAATGTTCTAGTAAACATGGGGCAAACTAGATGGTATGAAAAAATAAAACCAGATGCAACATATGTAGTTGGTTTAGATCCTAGCATGGGAACAGGAGGAGACTTTGCTGCTATACAAGTCATTGAATTACCAACTTACCGACAGATAGGAGAATGGCGGCATAACACAACTGCTATACCAGGGCAAATAAGGGTGTTAAAAGATATATGTGATTACATTGCAAAAAGTTTAAATAATCCTACAGGAATTTACTGGAGTGTAGAAAATAATGCTATTGGCGAAGCTGCATTATTGGTAATAAATGATTTCGGAGAAGAAAACATTCCGGGATTATTTCTAAGTGAACCGATGCGAAAAGGCCACGTAAGAAAATTCCGCAAAGGGTTTAATACCACACATAGCAGTAAGCTTACAGCATGTAGCAAATTAAAAGTAATGATAGAAAATGATAAATTACACATTAATAGTGCAGCTCTAATAAGCGAGCTTAAAAATTTTGTTGCAGTCGGTACAACATATAGGGGAAAGTTAGAAGAAAGCGACGATTTAGTTAGCGCATTATTATTATGTTTAAGAATTATTAGTGTATTGCGAGACTGGGATCCTAGGATATATAACTCATTTAAGAGTATGGACGAAGAAGAAGATTATCAGGCACCTATGCCTATCTTTGTAAGTACCAATTATTGATAAATACAATTATGGAAAAGAACATTAATTTTATAGGCGAAGAACTTTTCAATAAAATCAGGAGTAAGTTTCCTTCAGTAACTTTAGGAAATCAAGAAGGGATGGTCACAAATAATCCTACAGAAGCAAGATTTTTTGATTTTGAATTTAAAGATAACAACAATGTATTAGGAAACGTAAGCATTTCGTTAGATGAAACAAGTTTAAATATAATGTATGCACAGAATTTTGTTGAAAATCAAACCACAACAACAAAGAAAAATTGGTATGCTTTTCTAAGAGAATTAAGAAATTTTTCAAAAAAACGTTTACTGACATTTGATGTTAGAGATATAACAAAAAGCAATTTAGATAGACGAGATTATCAATTTTTAGCAAAAAACGCCGGAGAAGGAGCAATGACAGAATCACGACTTTATGGAACTAGCAAAACAAGTTACCAAGATATAGGCGCTGCAAGATTAAGCATTAAGCATTCGCAACCAGTTAATAATAATCTAGCAAGTGGCCGCACACAATATATTGAAAATATCTATGTTGAAAACGCAGAAGGCGAGAGATTTAAATATCCGATTAAACATTTAAATGGTGCTCGAGCAATGGCTAGACACATATCAGAAGGTGGCACAATGCACGATGATTTCGGAAAACATATTGTAAGTCTCAGTGAAGAGTTAGGTAAATTAAAAAAATTCAAAAATTATGTAAGTAGATCAAATGTAATGGCAGAAGGCTTATCTGAATATGCAGACATTGTAAGCGAGCGTATTGTAACAGTAAAGAAAACTATTGAAAGTATTCAAAAAGAAAATAGATATCGAGAAATGGTAGAAAATTTCAGTAACGAAGACTTACAAGAAGTTCCACAAGATGTTGCAGAAAATTGGATTGACCAATTAACAATTAAACAGTTCAACGAAGAATTACAAGAAGTTTTTCCTTACATTTATAAATTAATTAGTGAAAAACAAGCTAAAAAAATTACACCTGACAATATTATAGACGAAGTGTCAAATGAAAGTGCAAATGAAACTGATGATAAACATGAGGATATTTTTACAGAATTTGAGGATTGGGCTGAAGAAACAGTAGAAAATGCATTAGATAGTGAAATACATGATGGCAATGCGTATGTACATGCAGTAAGACAAGCTAAGATGAACGGCAAAAAGAAAGGCGATTCTATACCTCATCCAGATTCAAATGAGCCAGATATTAAAATAGAAAAAAAATTACCAATTACTGAATTTATATTAAGCATGTTTGATAGAGAAACAGGTCAATTTCCTAAGGGAGAAACTGCTGTTTTAACTGCTATAGAAAAAGATTATGGAGAAAATTTGATCAATCCTGCCAAGCAATTTATTGAAGCTATAAATCAGAAATTCAGAGAATATAGTGGTTATGACACTGATGCAGACGGTATACTCAGCGAAACGCCTATGCGATTTAAGGCTGTACAATCAGCTAACGGAGAATGGAAAGTATTTGATACTAAAACTAAGCAAGTTGTACACAAAGCATATAATCAGCATGAAGCAGAAGGAACAGCAGAAACTCTTAATAGGCAAGAAACAGAAAATGTTGAAGAAGATTTGATAGATCCTAAACCAAAAAGTGATAGACGCTACTTTGTTGTACCAGATATGGAAGACTATTATGACATCCAAAATGACAGACGATTTGCAGGCAGTATAGAAGTTGCTGACGAAAATTCTGAAGTTATGGTATTGCCCAATTCTCGTTTCCATAAACTTAAAATGATGTATGGCGATAAAGTACATGAAGTTGATCCACAATTCACCCGAACATATGAAAACGATGTAGAAGAATCAGGTTTACAATATTACTTAGGTAAAAAGAAATATGGTAAAGATGGCATGAAGGCACTTGCACAAGCCGGAAGAGATGGAGCCAGTCAAGAAGAGCTTGGAAAAATTAAAGATAAGTACATTGATGATAGTATGGATATTTTGAGATTAGCAGGTGTAAAATGAAAATAAATGAGCTTTTTGATTTAGACAATCCTCTAAGTGCCGTAGATGATGTACTGAGCGGAGCAAGCAAAATGTTTAAAGGTAAAAGTAAAGATAATCGCACTCAAAGCCAATCTCAAACAAAACAGCAAAGTGCAGATAATGCAAATTGGTGTGCAAATCCAAAAAATAAAAAAAATCCAAATTATAAAAAAATATGTAAATAGGAGTTTTATGAAATTATTTTTTACTGTAGCGGCTGTAACTATTTTACTCGCAGCTTGTACTACACCACACAGACAACATCATATGTCACGAATGCATGCGCACGATCATTGCAATTCATGGCAACATCATGATCATGACGATCAACACGGAAGTTCATACTGGCACACACACTGCACAGATGAACACAAATAATCTATCAAA